ATGACCCGCTCTGAATTTGAGGAAAGACTAGCCAAAATATTATCGATTGGCGAAGACGATGAAGAGTATAAGCAAATGACAAAATGCCTTGGTGATATGGGGCTTACAAAGTCCTTCATAGTCAAAGACGGCGCATACCATTTTTGCTGGGAGCAAAACGATAAAAATGTCGGCTTTGCAGTCAAGACACCGGATTGTGCGCCAGATGAGGAAATCGACAAGGACTACTTTGAAAAATTTCTTGCCGTTCTTACAAATGCGCATGAACAGGCAAAAACCGTTGATTTTCAAGCGTCTCTATCTGACCTTGTTCCTACAAACGTAGACGATGAGGATGATGACGACGACTATGACGACGATCTGTCAGAATTGGACATCGAGGACGAGGACCCCGAATACGACGAGAACGACGAAGAATACTATGATGCTGAATTCGATGATGATGAGGAATACAACGAAATTAAAAAGATTATCATTGAAAGCAGCAAAGACAGGTTCGACGAAATCTCAGACCGTCTAAGATCTATTTTCAGTGTGCCAGCTGTCAAGTGCAATTTCTTCGTATATATGACAATTCACATGGATCTTGCAGCTATGGAATACTTGCTGAAAAGGGATTGTTTGCATATTAAATAATCTGTTAAAAAATAGGGATAGCCTCTCATCAAGGTCATCCCTATTATTTTTTGCGTTTTCTTTCAGCAGCATTTCCGCCGCTTATTCGGCTTATTGTACCCGCACAACCCACGGTCTGGCTCTGCAATCGACTAATACCGACCCAACCCACTGCTTCACAGCCTTGCAGTTTTGGTAGACTCTGCAACCTCTATCATCTATTGAACAGATACTCTTGAATATCATTGAACGCGCTTTGCATCTGCTCGACATTGTTGCCGTTCAGCGCATGGCCCAGCAAAGCAAAGTTTGCCCGCAACAGCATGTTCATACTGTTTTCTTGCGCATCAAGCCGTGCCTTGTCTCGCTTGAACAGGTCCATGTACTGACTATCCTTGCTTGCAAGCAAATCTTTAACGGCATCGACTTCACCAGACATCTTTGTGATTTTCTCTTCCATGGCCTCGATCTTCACATCCTGCTCATGGTTCGGCTTCTTCAGAAAAGTATTGAACTTCACTAGCACAGCGATGGCAGCGCCGATACCGGCAATCGCACCGCACACGCTCAGAATCCATGTGACAGCGTCGGCCAGCGTAAAAGCAAATTCAGGATTCGGCATCACTGCTCACCTGCCCCTCGTGAGCAGAATCGGCTTCGCCTCGTTTCATCGCATCATAAGCCGCCTGGGCAATACTGCGTGCCTGCTCCTCTGTAATTTTAAGTCCAGCCTGTTTAGCAAGCTCCATAATAAACTCAGCGGCCTTTTTGTTCTTTTCCTCACCAGTCATGTCATCCATGTACTGCTTGATATAGCGGCACGCAGCCTCTCCCCATTTCATTAGCAAAGGATAAGACTCCAGCATATTAAGCGCACTATTGATAACGTCAGCAGCTCTAGGAAAAACGTACTTGCCAAGCAGAAAAAAGCAAACGCTGGCAAGTCCTATGACAATATAGAAAATTCCCTGTTCCATACTTTACTCCTCCATATCATTCGGATGCATGACGCCATCGGTATCGTCTCCCAACTGCGGCTCCTCCAGTTTGGTATTTCCAGCGCCAGACTTATGCTCCTGTACCTTGATCCAGGCGTTGCACAAGTTTTCAGCGCTCAGCGCCGCAAACAGTCCCGCGTTAAAACTGTAGTCCGGCAGCTGACCAATACTGAAGCACAGTACCATATACACAACCGCGTACACAATCGTCGCACCCATCGTAAACACAATGACCTTTTTTGAAAAACGCATGGCGTTAAAATTCTCTCCCATACCAATCACCGCCTATCAAGTATGGCTGGCGACTGCTGCAGGGCCTACATAGCCATAGAGCGTCTTGTACCAGCCATTTACAACATCACTGTAACCAATCGTAACAACCTTGCCGGTCTTGGCATCCGGGCTTGTAATTACGCCGACGCTTGCATATTCTGTGCCGGGACCTTTGCGCACGTTCCAGCGTCCAGCCTTGAACACGATTGCCTTCTGCGCGGGCTTTGGCGTAGAGACTCCAGCAGCTTCACTAGCATAAGCCTTATAGCACCAGTTCATATCGCAATTTCCGTTGATGCCAGCGACAGCACCCTTACTGCTGTACTGCCACATCTGGCATTTGCCCTTTTGGTTGACCCCGACACGGTAATCGGCCAGCCACAGGTCATAAGCTGCCAATTTTGTCATGTCAAGATAAGCCGCCTTGTAATTCGTGTAAGTGTATAGCATCGGCTTATACCCACGCTGATCGATAATATCCAGACCGCGCTTCACCAGTGCAGTAAGCTTGTCCTTGCCGATAGAAGCAGTATTTTTGTCCTCAATGTCCAGTGCCACGGGATACTGGAGCGTCTTGCCGTCCAGAGCCTTGAACAGCATCTCAAACTCCTTGTTCTGCGTGGCTTCGTCCTGTGCATAGGTAAAGAAATAGACGCCCACGGGAATACCATTCTCGCGTGCGCCCTTATAATTCTGTTCAAATGTAGGGTCAATATAGATACCGTTTTTATTAGTGGACACAGCCCGTAGCATGGCAAACTTTACACCGGCAGCCGCTACTTTGCGCCAGTTAATATTGCCCTGATACTTCGATACGTCAATGCCCCACAGCTCGGTTTTCGCTTTATCCGCAGGCTGAACATTACTACTAGCCGGTTTGTCGTTCTCTCCTACACTACAATCAACACTGTGTTCGCCAGTGCGGAAAGTGAACACCTTATCCGTGGCAGTAGTGAAATTATTATCCAACCATACCAGCGGGTTCGTGCGCTTGTTCTTCCAGCGTACCTCGAAATGCAGATGAGCACCAAAGCTATTGCCGGTATTGCCGCTATAGCCAATCACCTCACCTGTCTTCACGACCTGCCCCTGCTTCACATTGATGGAATTCAGATGCGCATACAGCGTGTGCAGCGTACCACCGTTCCAATTCGCGTGGCGGATTTTAACCATGTTGCCGTAGCTGTTCGTATCACCCTGCGTGCGTTTGCCGTTCCAGTGGTACACAATTTCTACAGTACCCTCTTCCGCCGCCATAACCGGTGTCCCCACGATAGCTCTCATATCAATAGCCTGATGCAAGCTGCCATCATTGTAGTACCACCCCTGCGTCAAAATATGCTGGCTCAAAGGCCAGCCAAGACATACCTCTCCATTCTTCAACCTCATAAAATTCCTCCCTTATTTAAAATAAAAACCGGCAGAGACCTCTCGGATCCCTGCCGCGTCATATCGCTATTACCAAAGTTTGACAAAAAAGCCGAATTCGTAAGAACCTGTTTGCAAGGAATCCATCGGCCATCCACCAAATGTGCCATTCTGATCATAGATGCGTCCAGCCTGACAATATCCATCTTCGCTTTCAAAATGAACCGCTGGAAAATATCCAGGGTCTCCCATAATACCCTGATGATAAAATGGCACACAATCAGCTAATATTTTATAGTTGCTTGTTTCAGTAAGCGATTTAGCCTTTGCAACCATTGGTTCAAGCTTCAACCACTGAAATTGTCCATTACGGTAAACCGGTCCAATTTGATTCCCGGAAACGTCAACATGCGCCAGATAAGAACCGTCCGTGTATTTTGCCAAAATAACAGTGGCAAATCTGCCAATATTATATATCGAATACCCTAACGAACTGGAAAAGCTATAGCCATACGCCAGCACATCCTCATTGATGCACGCCCCGCCCATCAAATTCAGAGCCATATTACTTCACCTCGATGCCAAGTGCCGACTTGATCGCCTCCAGGTCATCCACAGTCAGTGCCGGATAATCAGCCGCAATGTCCTCAAAGTTCTCGCCAGCTGCAAGGCGAATCCTAAAAGCGCGGGTCATAATACGCAGCTTCAAAGCATTCAAAGTTTTCATGGGTTACCTCTCTCCGCCGATCAGATCGGCCATCATCAAAATAATATCATCGTTTGCGGATTCCAGCGCATCTGCGCGTTTTTCTACAGAATCAAGGCGCTGTTCCGTTGTCGGCTTGTTTGCCTCTTCCTGTTTCTTGGCAATCTCCGCCAATTCTTCCTCAGTGTACAGCACATATTTCTGCACTGGCTCATACTCGTCCCAGGCATCATGTGCAGGCTCATCCGTCACAGCAAGGCGCAACCCATCCGGGCACGCCTCCGTGATCGTGCTCTGCATAACCTCATAGTGCCAGACTTCCTCCGTGGCATCATGATGCGCCACAAATTTCTGTGCATCTACCAGCTTGCCCTTCGTGAGGTCTGGATTGGTCAGCTCATTTTTCAATGCTTCATCGTAGATTTTCATTCTATCACCTCACTCAGGTAGTCCACTGCCGCGCATAGAAGTACAGCATCAAATCACAAACCGGACGCCGCTTAACGGTAAATGACAGCTTATTGGTATCGCACACATAAATCTGCCCCTGATTGATCATAGACAACTCACCGGACAGGATGATGTTGTCGCTTAATGAGCTTGTCCGCTCCATCATGGCCGGTCCAAGGCTCATGCCCGTCGTAAGGTTGGGCGTAGCGCTTGAAGCCGTAGCAGTAATCGCGGTTCCTTTTGAATCCGACCACGGAACAATCACATTCCAGTTTGATTTATCGCTAGACTCGTTCCATTTATCACGTGAGATCTTAAACGAGTACAGGTATTGCAGCCGTTTTGTAATGGCGGAATTCGCCACTGGGTTTGCACTGCCCTGCGAGAGCGCGTTATCCACAACTGTTTTGTTCGCCCCAGTTGCAATACCGTCCAGTTTGCTCTTATCGCTGGAACTCATCAAACCGGAAGAGCTTGTCGTAGCATTACCATAGGTCGTGTTCGTTGTCGGCGGCGTATACCCAAGCGCACTCGTCACGTTAGCTTTTGTCAAACTAAGCACACCGCCGGTATTCGTAATATTACTGCCAGTCTTAACACCGCCAAGCACCGTAGCACTGGCCGTAGGCAGCGAGTAGGTAAAGTTGTTTGCACCGCTTGCAATACCGTCAAGCTTTTTCTTATCAGCTGCACTCATCAAGCCATTCGCGCCCTGTGATGCTGTACCGTAAGTCGTGTTGGTATCCTGTGTCGTAATAGAGCCAGTCGTGCCGTCACCTCGCGTGTAGGTTACCGTTCGCCCGCTCACACTCAGACCACGAATATAGCCCGTGATAGCCTGGCTTTTTGAATCATTTGTTGCACTGCCAGCGGAACCAGCGCTCGTAGCATACTTAACGCTCTTTGCACTGTCCGCAGTGTTATCTACATTACTCAAACCGACCTCAGCCTTTGTGTATCTCGGCTTACTTGCCGCCTTAGCCCATGCAGAGACATCACTTGCAGGCATACTACTCGGAAAATCGGTAATCTGGCTCTTTGTGTGCTTATGGCTGATCGGCGCAAATCTATCTTTCAACCCCGCAAAAAATCGCTGTAAACCAGCTTTTGTAACTAAGCTCATCCTAAACCTCCTTTTTTGGTTTCAGATCAGCTTGCAAGAATGGCATCGATTTCCTCGTTGGTAATCTCATCAATGACCGTCTTGGTGTCACCAATCTTCTCCAATGCGCCGCTGATCAGCATGTATTCGTCGTACAGGTTACTGCCATCCGGCGTAGCCTTCTTGATCATATAAATAATATTATCCTTGGCATCTTTCACAGCAGGCAGTGTTTCCACGATGCTCTTACTGATATGCCCAGCCGCAGAAATCTGCTGACCAACATAGGTCATGGTGGCATAGGAGCTGGCAGCACCAAAGCCATCCAGCTTCTTCTTGTCAGCGGCGCTCATCAGGCCGTTTGCACTCTGCGTAGCAGCACTATAGGTCGTGTTCGTGCTGGGGATGCCAAGCGCCGTAATATCGCTCTTTGCCACGGCAGTGGTAGCAGACACATGGCCGGAAGCATCAACAGTCACCTTGTACAGACCAGCCGCAGCCGCCGTGTAGCTGGGATGGATATACTTGTTAGCACCCGCCGCGATGCCATCCAGCTTCGTCTTGTCCGCCGCAGTCATCAGACCGTGCGCAGACTGCGTGGCATCACCATATGTCGTATCCTTATCATCAACCCACTGTGCCGTGCCATCGCTTGCCCAGCCAAGGATCTTGCCAGCAGCACCGCCAGCAGGGATATGCTTGTTACCAGCACTGGTCGGGTGGCTGTAATTGCTCAGTCCTGCCAGCTTATTCTTTTCCACAGTCGTATAGTCATTGGAAGAAAGCTGTTTGCCTTCAACCTTGTCAACCTTCGCGTTGAGCTTGCTCTTCAGCGTAAGCCACACATGGCTCAAACCATTTTTAGTGAGAAATTGGCCCATCTCGTCTCCTCCTTATTAGCTATTTAGAATCTCATCGATCTCTGTGTTTGAAATTTCAGTAATCTGTTGGTTCAGGGCAGTCCAGCCGCCACCCTCGTACAGCCACATCTCGCCAGTGCGCAGGGCATAGATTTTCCCATTGATCGGCGCAAGCGGCAGCTCCGCCACGATCTCGATGTCGCGCCCGGTCTGCACACGAGTCTTGCCAAAGTCGCGGTACATATTGCCCGTGTCCTTACAGACGAGCAGCTGCCCATCTACAATAGGAGCGGACTCCAGCTGTGACTGATTCACTTCCCTCAATGATAGATTCGCCATATTCCATCTCCTATCATCCTGTCATCAAAAAATAAAGCCGCCCCACCATAACGGCAGGGCGACCCTATCACTTATTCTTTGGTCTATCCAAAATCAAGCTCAAGCCTTGGCGGTAATAGTCTGCCAGGTCAGCTGACCCTCCACAGCCTTAACGCGGGTATCCATAGCGGTGTTCAGACCGGCAGCATACTCCTTAGCGGAACCCAGCGCAGCATCAGCCTTCTTCTGGGCATCGGTAGCGGCGGCAGAGATAGCCTCGCTCTTAGCGGTAGCGACATTCTCGGTCGTAGCCTTGGCATTCCAGGCGGTGCGCTCCTCAGCGGTAATGTGGGCAACCTTGTCGCCGGAGTGGCCGCTCAGCGCATCATTGACAGCCTTGATCTTCTCATCGGTCTGGGCCTTGGTGTAAGCGTCCGGGTTGGCAACATACAGACCATCTTCCTTGATCTCGATGTTGTTGTTCTCAGCAGCAGAAACCTTCACATCGACCGAGATAACATTCTGGTCAGAGACAGTAACAGAGGCAGTCTTGGAAGCGCCACCGGTGTAAACATCCACCAGAGCAGCAGCGGGGATCTTGACAACCTCGCCGGTGCTGATGGTCAGCTCGATCTCCTTTGTCTCGGTATTGTAAGCGCCGCTCTTGACAACCATATCCTTGCCCAGATTGATGGTCAGCTCATCGCCGCCAAACACAGGCATCTTGATGGTGCGGGTCTCGGCATCATAGGTAGGCGCATGGACAACACCAGTCAGCGTAGTCTTGACAGCAGCAGTGGCATCGCCCTTGTCAACTGTCAGGACACCAGCATCATAGATGACATCGGTAACGAACTTGCCCCTCTGACCAATGACCTCAGCCACCTTGCCGCTGACATAATCAGCAACAGCCTTGGTGCTGGGGATGTTGTCATCGGTTGCGCCGGAGGCAGGAATCGCGGTAATGACCTCCTTGGTCACCTGAATGAAGTCACTGCCATTGAAGGCATAGACAGTCATCTGCGGAGTCTTGACATAAAAAACGCCCTGCTCACCATTCTCGGCGGAGGGCAGATTCTCAACGATACGAACGCTCTTGGTGTACTCAACAGGACCCTTGAACAGCTGATGCGTATCAGAAGTAAAATACAGGGTACCGGCGTCCTTGACTTCCAGAGCCTTGTAGTCAGCGTACTTACCAAAACTAAAATTCACGTTTGCCATATTTTTTCTCCTTTACATAGTGTAGAAATCTCTCTTTGCTATTTGCTTAGAACTCCTGCCACACAAAGCCAGCGTTGGCCGTGACAGTCGGCTCTACAACAAAGCTGCTGTCGCCGCTGGCCTGAACAGTGTACGGCTGGTATTTACCGTTGTCGTCACGAATCATGACGAACTGGCCTGCATAGGTGTCGCTGTTTTTATTCAGCGCCGTAATGGCCTCGCCAGGGCTGTTGAACAGCAGCATACGGGGTCGAAGTGCCTGCTGTGTCTTGTCATCCTTGATGTAGATGATCTCCGAGGTATCCTTGGTCACAACAAGGTCGCGTCCATCCAGCTTGCCGCTTTCAATCGCGGTCGCAATGTCGCTGGCATTACCGTAACCCAACTTAGAGTATTTATTTGCCATCTCAATCTCTCCTTTCTTTGCGTACTACATAGAAAAGCTGGATGGCTGAATTTAAAACTCAACCACCCGGATAGTCCCATCCTCCGGGTCGGAGCCATTGTCCACGATCTGCACGGTATTGCCAATCGCCTTATCCCCGGCCTTCAGCTGCAAACGGCCTTCGTTGTACAGCAGACCGTCGGCCTTGCCGCTTGCTAGATTCTGGTTTGCTTCGACTAACTGATTGGTAAGCGCCTGCAGAGCAATCATACGCTGATCCAGCGCAGTCAACGCCTCGTCCGGGATAATGTCGCTCCATGCACTGATCGGCAATACCCTGATATTCGTCGCCTGTGTGTGGCGCACGTGCTTTATTCCGGTGCCGTCTGCCTCCATCTCGACTTTGTAAAAAGTCAGCTGCACCGCAACATCCCCGGCCTCGGCAGTCAGGTTCGTATCAAACGGCAATCTGTATTCCAACATGCCCTTGTACGGCTCATCACTCAGCGATAAAATCTCGGATTTATACCGCTTGCTCACAGGCGGCAGATATTCCATCAGGCAGGTAAATCCGCTCATGTCCTGCTCTTTATAAACAGGCTCTACCAGAAAATGGAGATTGTCTACCAGCTTCGACTGCTGCATAATGCGTTCCTCTACACTGACAGTCAGCTGATTGTCGTCTCCCAATAAAATCGTATACATCCTTACTCACACTCCTTCGTGATAAATTCGGCCTCTTCAGCTGTAATTTTCTTTGCCGCCAAAAGCGCGTCCACCTTTGCATCTGTAACTTCCTTCGCCTTGTACAGCCGTGCAAGGCTCTGGACAAAAGTGCTCACCATAACAACATCTGCCATTACAGCACGCCCCCTTTCAGCAGCTCCAAAGTGTAAGCATCAATGATTTCCTCGGCAGTTTTACCGTTCAGCATTTTCAGCTTTTGATGCTCATAGGTATCAATCGGTATCAGTTGCACGGTGTCGTAGCCCTCCACGGGGAACTTGTACAGTTCCTCACTGTGCCAGACCTTATCACCATCACTGGAAAGAAAACCCTGCGCCTCATCCTCGGGGCACAGGGTCATAATTTTGTGTTTGGGCTGATACTTTACATATGTCAAGTGGTCGAGCACATCGATCACACGGTCATTGTACATGACTTTATAATACATACTCGAACCTCCCTTAAATACTAAACATCAACAGGATGTCGTTTGTGTCCGTTGGGTAAAAATACCCATAAACCTCACCGGATGTGTTCACCGCATTGTAATAGGCGTTGTAATCCTTATTCGGGCTTCGCGTCCAGTACGAAACCACTTCGCCGTCCGGGTTTGTGCGCTTACGGCTCGTATTGGTCGTGATGAAATCGATCGCCGTGCCCTCATACACATACGGCTCGGAACTCATGTTTGCATCCAGCTCAATCGCGCTCGGGATAAAGATGTAGCAGTCCGCCGTAGAAACATCGGTCTTAGCATTGCCAACGTTGCCGGGGACCTTCACCTTTTTAACAAGCTGACGCCAGCCAATCGGCAGCGCCTTATAGACGCGGCTATTCAGATAGGTGTTCAGTGTCGTAGGCTTCGCCCAACCGCCGGTATTGTTATTGGCATTGTCCATGGACATCGTCTTACCCAGCGTCTTTTCCGCCAGCAGGCTCAAAGAGCTGCGCTTGCCCGTGCCATCGCTCAAGTAGTAACGGTTGGAGCAGGCGTTAAAGGTCAGCTCACTATGCACCCAGTTGACAAGCTCCTTGCAGGTGGTAACACCAAGGTCAGCATACCAGAGTTTCGCCCAGTACACAGTGCCGATGCCATAGCTTTCATACGCACCGTCAGCAGCCTTCGCGCAGCCAAACACCAGCTCGGCATTTGTCTTTGTAGTGCGTGTACGGCTAAGCTCCGTGTACTTACTGGTATCAGCACCCATATTAGAGGTGTAGACATGCAGCCCATTCTCGCCCTTGATGTGGCGCAGGACAATGATTTCGCGTGTGCCAGGCATAGCAGCGTCCGTAGACTCAGTACCCCAAGCCAGCTTACAGCCGCTATTCTTCCAAAGGCGGAAACCATTCATGCCGTCACCGTCATAGCACTGCATCAGCACGCCGTTATTCGCAGTCGTGCCCATCATGCGGAAGTCAACCGCAAGCGTAAAGCTCCGATCCTCGCTCAGCAGATTCACGCCAGTGTCCACATGATTCTTGCCAGTAAACTCCGTCGGCTGTGCAATCAGAACCTTTTCCGTAATATCATCAAAACTAAAGTCCGCACCCATCGTAATGGTCACAGGGTCTTTGCTTGTAACAACGGTGCTCTCCACACCAACCTTCGTCATCGCATAGATTTCAACAGGCCGCAGCGAACCGAACTCCTTGCCGTCGAAATACCCGCTCACATACTCGCAGCTGTCATATACAGCGTTGATATCCTTATCACCGGTCACATAGCCGCCTTTGTCCCATCCGCTGAACAGATAGTATTTGTAGGCCGTTTCCTCGCCGGTATAAACAGGCATATCGCCCTCGTACAAAACAGTCGAACCATACGGAGCCGTAACAGACTTCAATACCGCACCACGGTTCAGATACCGCACCGTGTACTTGCGCACACTCTCGGTGTACAGCGCCGTTACAGTCTGGTTGCCGAAAACAGTCGTAAACTCGGTATCCCAGCCCTTAAAGGTAAAGTCTGTACTTACGGTGCTTTCCGTAGTCGGCGTGGGGATCGGATTCTCTGCTCTCGTAATGGGGTCAACCGCCTTGCCACCCTTATCAATGTACTGCACATCCAGAATGGTGCCGTCCTTGTTCACAAAGGTCCATGCAAGCTGCTCGATCAGCGTATTGTAGCTCACCTTCAAATCAGGCCAATGGGCATTGTAGCGCTCCAGTTCCTTCTGACGGATCGTAGGCAGGTGCATCTTGCCAGCCAGCACAGAATGGTCGGTATTATAACCGTTCTCATCCGTACCCGTCATCGCGTACAGCTTTTCAAGCAATTTCGTATCGGTCATCTGCCAATCCAGACCAATCAGGCGCACACGGCTCAGATTCGTACACTTTGCCAGCATGTCCTTCAGGTCAATGGTAGCGCAATTCTCCACGACCAAAGCCGTAATGTTCGCATAGTCGCTGATTTTCAGGTCAGTCAGGTGATTCAGGTTGCGTGCCGTCAGGCTGCTGATTGCGGGCAGTTCCGCCGTCTCGATCTTGCCGCCGTTCGCAAAGGCAACACCGGTAATACCACTGCCGTCGGCCTTAAACAGCGTCAGGTTCGTACAGCCGGTCAAGTCAATAGACTTCTTCAGATTCGGAACATTCTGCAGGTTCAAATGCTCAAGCAGCGTATTATTGCCGACAGCGAAGTCCGTCATGTTCGTATTCTTGTAGCCTTCCACGCCGGAACCGATCTGCAGGTCAGTCAGCTTAACGCCGTGACTGAAATCGACATAGCCGGGGTAGAAGCCGGAAATATCACCGATACTGCGAATCAGGCTTGCATTGTAAACATAAACCTCAGTATCATTCATGGCCGCAATCGGGCAGTGAACCTCATAGGTCTGCCCGCGCTTGCCGCGCATCTTTACAGGGTTAGAACCGTACAGCACAGACACATAGGTATCTGCATACGGCACGATATGGAATGTACCGTCCGGCTTCACACCAGTCCAGTTCACAGGCGTATAACCGCGAATCGTCATATCATCGCTGGTCGCAGCACTGCCGCTGTACTTGGATGCCATATACTTTTCCTGATACTTCTGAAACTGACGGCGCTGATGACGCTTGTTGCCGTGCATCATGGGCAGATAGCTGGTCGTACCATTTTCCTCGTAAGTGCGGAAATACTTTCGCCGCATATCCATGACCCACAGGCGCTCCGGCTTTACATTCTGATAATCCTCGAACTTCTTCAGGATACGGGATGCACTCCATGCCAATGCGTTTTCACGGTCACGGAACATAGCCGCCAGCTTGTCATGGAACAGGTCGCGGATCTTGCACCACAGCTTGGAATCGCTGGCGTTAAATACGCTCTTAGTGCCGATAGTGTCCGTATCCTCGTAGCCGTAGCTCAGTGTCAATCCGCCCTCGTTGTCGTTACCCTGTGCGGTATCGTTATCGTAGTCAAAGCAGAAATCCCAATGTATAAGGTCACTCGTATGCGGGAACACATTCTTTGCACGGTTATCGACCATGGTGTGGCGCTCTGTAAACAGGTAGTGATACAGCGCAGAATTCATGATAAAATAATCCTCAAAGTGCGCCTTAAACTCCTCGTCACTCGCATTCACGACCCAGTTCTGCACACGGATCCACGCATCCTTCGCAGCCTGTACTTCCTCTTCGGTGCAAGCCTTGTTGATGTAGCGGAACTCAAAGCTGTTGTCGCCATCCCAAGTCTCCTGCGAGAGATCACCGTTCAGGAATCGGGTCTGCTCATCGGTGTTGTTATCAATCTCAACGATAACCTCTTTATGGTTATCAGGATCCATGCCCATCGTATTGTTGTTTTTCTTAGAGTTGCCAATGTCACCGCAGGCATAGAAATGCCACTTACCGTCATGGAACACGGTACTGTTCTCAATATCCGTCTCCTGCACAAAGACAACACACGGGTAGAAGGCCATCGTATCGCGCACCTTCGGGTTATCCTTGCGTGCCTGTCGAATGTACGGGTTAAACTCGTTGAAATCATCTGCCAGCAGCGCGTTGTTTGCGTTTTCGGACGATGCAACGTTGACTTTAATATTAAAGTAATTCTCCGCCACGCTGTTCTCCGTCAGCGCATACACAGAGCCGGTGCTTTCGTCACCAAAGGTAAAGCCCCCCTTGCAGTTAATGTCGATGTTACGCGCAGATTCGCCATAGTGGTCAGAGCTTGTGCCCTGTCCCTTGTGCGAACCTTTGGCTGTCCAGTTGTCCTCAACGGCGCGTCCGTTCTTGTAGATTTGCTGGACAACAGTGTTCGCAACTTCATTTTTCTTGCCGGTAGTAAATGTCGGCGCACTGATCTTGATAACACGCAGGTCGGGGCAGCGCTCCGCCAGAATGTCCGGGTTCAGCTCACCGCTTGCATCCGTGATGTTGTTGCGGTTGTACCGCTCGATCATTTCGTCAGCGTTCTTGGCATCCGCAATAAAGTTGTCCAGGATCTCATCATCAGACAGGTTCATGGAATAGGTCTTCATGCGGTAAACAAGAACATCGCAGTCGTCAGAACCGATAGTAATGCCAACCGGGCTTGCCTGTGTAAAGTTATCGCTGCCGTCATACAGCTCCACCTTGCAGGGGATGCCGTCCAGCCACAGCACCATTTCTCTGTACTGGCTGTCGGGCAGAATGTTGAACTCAAACTCCATGAAGTCGTCTTCACAGGTCGGTAATTCCATCGTATTCTGCGCACTGGTCAGCGTAATTTTCTGCGCCTGAATATTCAGACCAACACCGCCCTGTACACAGGTCAGCACAGTCGCGTCATAGTCGCGCACATTCGCCGTGTTGAAAACGAGCTTGAAGTTCTTGCCAAGCTTCTTAGCATCATCGGCAAACAGCTTGTAGTTGATCGTGGCGCGAGTACCAGCCTTCACGCAGAAGTAGGTATCGCCATCCTTATCAAGCTGATAGCCGCCATTGACCCAGTCGAAGTTGTCGCTCACGCTCATGCCAGTCCGGCCATCTGTCCACAGTCGGTCAGTACCGGCATTGGTCTTTCCGCTCGGGTTAAAATCAAACATAAGGTTCGTCTTAACCGGCTCAATCACAACGCCCAAATCAACCACGTTCACGCTGATTGTCTTTACGGTCTCGCCGCAGGTGATCGTCAGCGTATGCTTGCCCTTATTCGCGCTCTTAAAGCTCCAGGTCTGCTTTGTACGCCCAACAGTCAGGGTAGACTCGGTCACGCCGTCCACAGCCAGCTTTACAGTGCTCGTGCTGGACGCAGGGTCGTATACGGTGTACTCAATGGACACCTTGTTGTACTGCTTCGTCTCGTAATCCCTCACAGCACAGCTGATAATGGGTGCGGTCTCGCCTTCAGTCACCCACATAATGTCCTTCTTTATGACATTTGACTTAACGGTCTTGCCGTTGATCTCTGCCGTCATGCTGATTTCCAGCAGGTGACTGCCGTGCTTCTGTACCGGGATGGTATAGGTCATCTGTCGGCCAGTCACACTGGTAGTCGTGCCACCAATCGACTTGCCGTCCAGCGCAAAATCGATCTTCTTCTCAACGCTGCCATACGGTGTGTAGCGCACCGTGACCTCACCACTGTAGAAAAGGCTGTCATCAAAGGTGGATTCCAGATAGAAATCAACGACATTGGCACTCCACTTCTTGGAACTGGTCGTATCCATACTGTCCACAACCGTCAAGCGGATCTGGTTCTCACCGCTGTGCAGATACTTCGTGATGTCAAAGCTGTTTTCGCCCTGCATAATGGTCTGGGTAGCGACTTTTGTATTGCCGACATACCATGTGCCTGTTGCATTGCCGGTATCATCGCCCGCACTGTCCACACTCGTGAACCGGAACTTGACCACAACAGGGTCGCCGGCAACAGCCGTAATCGCAGACTCGCCGATACGCTCAATCGTAATCGTGCTGCCCGCAGCGGGGCCACCGCCGCCACCGCCGACAATCGTCACCTGCGTCTTCGGCGTCCCGTCCTCCATAAGGGTCAGCTTGCTGTCCTCGTAGGTAATGTCATATTCATGTCCTGCATTCTTGCCGATGTCATCCAGCTTGCCCTGAATTTGACCAACAGCAGTATTCAGGCTGTCCACCGTGCTCTGCATGTCAGCTACATTATTCTTCGCCTGCGTAACATCATTGCGAATACCGTCAATAACAGAGGCATCCGCCTTTTTCGCCAGCAGCGCATCAGTCGCTTCCTTATTATAATAAGCAGTTTTCAGCGTCTCCGGCAGATTGCCAACGCTGTCCTGCAGGTTCTTTACCGCAGCATCATTGCTGGTCTTATAGGCGGCAAGGTCGTCGCGCACCGGCTTCACCGCAGTCTCGATCTTAGCGTCCACCGTCTTGCCGTAGGCAGTTGTCCATTCTGCGGACGGATTGCTATTGAGAGTAATTTTCTTGATTTCAGCCTCACCATTTTTAAAAGTCAGGCTGTTGGCATCGCTGTCATAGTCAACACCAAAGTTCGCCAGTCCGTCCATGCCGTTTACCTTATCGGATAGCGCATTCAGCTCTGTTTTCTTGGCGTAGTTGGTGTCCAGATCACTCTGGATCTCGCTCTTGATTCCAGACGCAGCAGCAGAGATTTTATTGTCAACATCCGCTACGGCCTGCTGTGCCCGCTTGGCACTCTGCGCCGCTGCATTAGCCTGGGCCGCAGCACTGGCAACCTTTTCATCCATCAACGACACAAAGCTCTGATACCAATCACCGCTTGGCTCTACCATACCGTTGCCGGTTAGTGCCTTCAAAATATTCAGCTTTCCGTTCGGACGACTTTTCCACACATAACTCTGTCCTTTTTCGTTGGAGCCTGTGGCCGTGATCTCAAAATCAACTTCGCCGTCCACCGTTGTGACATTCTCGTCGATCAACCAGCCAAACCGAATTGTATCGCTGTTATAGGTCACATTGACAGGGGTCGCGTAGTTCTCATCCCCGTCCTTATTCACAAAATGCACCTGCAGCATCATGTCCAGCAGGTCAACGCCATCGTAGTAGCGCGGCATCTGGAACGGGATGAACTGACTGTTCTTCTCCTGCGTAATATTGATCTGGCTTTCATCCAGCTTGATATTTTTCAGCTCGTCAATGCTGGAATATTTGTCGTCCCTGTAGCTCGAATACCAGGTATATTTCCCGCTGATGGCATAATCGTCGGAGGCAGAATCCGCCATCACAGCGAAAGCCTCATCATCTGCCGCCATCGACATGATCATAGGCTCGGCGCTCTGCACTGCCGTCTGTGCCATGAATTTCTTCTTCGATTCTTCAAAAGAAAGTGCCAATAGTTCCACCTCCTGTAACTTTTTAATAATAGACTAAAACAAACTGTATACCGTAACTATCTCCGGATGCAAGCTGCGCCCCGTATGTGTTTCCATTGACCCAAGCGGACTGCGTGCTGTTTACTCCGACACCGGGGGAACCGGCTGACGCCAGGCCAACCAGTGTTCCGTCTGTAAATGTAAAGTTGTTTACGCCTGGATTACAGGTCTTTACAATAGTTGTTCTTTTCAAAAGTCCGCTTACACTTCCGGCATGTACAGTACCGCCACCGGTATGGTATCCGCCCGGAACCTGAACTGTTTGCCCTGGGTCAATAGTAGCTGACCACGCTCCATTATTCGTCATGGTTCCGGTCATGTTTACGCCACTTTCGCTTGTATAATGCACGCCGTTCAAAACGTTTCCGTTTATTGCATTCCCAAGTTTGTTTGCCGGGAATCCGCAATAGCCATCCGTTGTGCCAAGAACTGAAGTGTCAGTCCCCAATGCATACGCACCATACGGCGGACGAATACAAAAACGCTTCACGCCATCACCATTCTTGCATAGCCAGTACGACGCAGTGGGATCTGTACTCACACCGACGTTTTTGAACTGGTCATTCAGATAAGTATCGGCCTGGCCGCCTGCCCGCGGCGACAGCGCACGGTTCGGCATCGTCCCGGTTTTGATATTCTTATCTCCGGCATAAAATGTGTCACCCTTTACAACTCTTCCTGCGGTTGTATCCGCCATTGCCAACTTGGAATTGGTCAGGCCGGTGGCAGGCCCCATTAAGCTAACGGCCATGTCACTTCACCTCCCAATACACATCCACGTCGCACACAGGCTTTTCCCAGCACTTGATCGTGATCTTGCCGTCTCCCGGCGTACACTTCCCCGCCGCAAAAAATCCAAGCGCTTCCTGTTTGTTTTCGTTTGCCGTTCTGTCATCAGTCTGCGTGGACTGCGGGATCCCCAGCATCATATCTGGCGTCATCGCATTGCCGCCACCAATGGGGGTCACACTCTGCGTCTGTGTGTAATAGCCGCTGGTTCTGATCCAGCTGTTCAGCGTAAAGGTACCCGTGTAGAGCTGTGCTCCAATCTTCTTCACGCCGCCATTGCCGGTTCCGATATACAACGTGCCAGCACTGTCAATGGCTGGTTCACCATATTTCAGTGAGGTTGGTGCTACAGCCGCTTTGCTGCAGGCATCAAGCCCGCCCTGTCTTTTTAATCTAATTCCCATAAGATGCCTCCTTTAATACGCGCCGCCGTCAATGGATTCCTTATCGTGCAGCTCTCCCAAATAAACTCCAATATCATCCAGAAAAAATCTCTCAATAGAAATAATCATGTCGCGCATGGTATTAAATTTGTCTGCATTAAAAACCGAAAGGAGCAAATCACTGTTCTCGGACTTGCCAAGATAGTCATTTGCTCCCGTAATATTGTTCGCGTTAATATATTCGTAATACTTGTCTGCTTTTTTCTTGGTGGTGATCGTCAAATCCTGCATCTTGTCAATCGTGTCAACCGCTGCAGGGAAATTGTTCGACAGATCCGTATATTTACTATTCATACCTTATTTACCCCGTGACCGTTGCAGTCGGCACAAGAACAACCGTGTTCGGATAGTACGGGTAAAACCGTGCCATCTTCACTGTCATTGTGCCGCTTCCCAGATCAAAATTGATTGAATTTATCATGTACTGCCGCGGCTCCTGTACGTCAGCCATGTGCGCCGTATAGCTCACTTTCTGGTTCACGTCCAGCCACGGTATCAGGATGCACTCCACACTGATACTGTCCGTCAGACGGCTTCCAACATACAGTTCGTACTCGGCACGTTGTAAAGCCAATTCATCAGTATAAATTTTTTCATAGTCCCCGCCGCTGCAAACTTTGATGCGCTCTCCGATCTTGTTAATCGTGAATGGGCTGTCTGGGTTTACTACATAGCCGATGTTATCACAGGCAAAATTTGCCTTGTCCGCCGCAGCCTGTTCAACTGTAGGCTTAGTTGCAACTAACCGTGTCATAGCATGAACCTGTGTCTGGCCAACAAAAATGATCTTCTCTACCTTGTTTTCCTTCTTGTATTGGACAACATAGTATTTCCCCTTCTCCATCGTGCCAGCGGCAATCGCTGTATCTTCCCCTGTGTCACTCAAAGCCGAACGGTACAGCGTGAACGGCCCATAGGTCACATCGCTCTTGGTCCCTGTGTTTGGGTCAGTCACCGTGTTGATGATTTGTACCTTACACCCTGTCTCGTTGGTTTGCGGTGCTAAAAAACTGAACTTCTTGCTGCTCGTCACAGAGGCTCCTGTTACCCGGAAAGTATACACGCCGTTCTCATAGCTGCTGTTGTCGGAATAGTAATTGCTCTTGGTCGTCTCGCCCCATACCTCAATTACATTCTTGACTTCACTGAAGCTGTTTGTCAGGCTTTCGCTGATAACGCAATCGTCAAATACAGTATTATCCAGTACAACAGGCTCACCATTGTCCATCGGCACACGCTGGCACACAAACGTAGCCCCATCAAAAAACATCTCGTAGCTGTAACACAGGTCGCGTAATTCTGTCAGCATATCCCACACCGTTGAACCGGTGTCCCACTTCATGTCATACGGTACAGTTTCATTTTGATATCCTATCCTATAACTACTGCACTGTCCTAATTGCGTTACAGTTTTTATTATAGCATCGCGGATTTCACTGCCCTTCGGTATCTGCGTTTCGCTGCCGATCAGCGTGCCGCCCAGCGTACCGTTCAGTGTGCTCACCAGGTCCAGGCAGCTTACCTTCAACGTTCTCGTGGTTGCGTCATAGGTAAAGGAATTATCATTAAAATTGTAGACACCCTTTGGATACCACACAACCTCCCCTGTCCTCTGGTTCAAAAACCCCACAAACACCCGCACATGCTTGTCGATCCAGATTCTCGCTGTCTCTGCCGTAATGTAACTTTTGTCCTTTACCAGAATCGTGGCATCAAAGGTATTGCGCACATCACTGCCTGTATCGGTAGAAATGCTGCCATCCAAAAACACGCCCTGAATTTCATCAATAACCATAAACTTCGCGTTCAACAGCTGGATTTTCGTGTAGACCGTCTTGACCCTCTGCCGGAGCAACGTTATGTCAGATTGCTGTACATCGTACATGATCACCCCTCCACATCACAGTCAATAAAGTTGTTGTCATACAGATCGCGGGAACTCTCCGGGTCGCCGATCTCTACCCAGTCAAAGCTGTGGTGGACATAACCCTCAATTGTGTCGTTGTCCTCCGTGACGCCGTTCGTGATACTCACCATCCAGACGCGACCATCTGTAAGCTTCATGATTTTGGGGCGTCCGTTGTTCAAAAAGTCCTTGATTTCCTCACGGTACTCATACGCACCCTCTGTCATGTACTCACCGTCAGACCCCCTCGGCAGGAACATCATCTTAAACTGCCCGCTGTCATAGTCAGCGTCACCGTTGCGAATGACCACAGGGTATTTACCGCTCAATGGCACAACGGTATTGCTCTGCCCATTCCGTGTGATAGTTCCCTTTTCCAATTCCAGATCACTGCTGTAGCCAACTTCCTTTTCAAACAGGAAACAGCCGACAAAGTGCGGCGTAATGCCATTTTTGTTGACATAACCTTCTTTGTTGTCCACAACAGGCACCAGTGCGTATTCGTAGCCCACACCATTGGCTGCGTACCTGTCATAGCGCTCGAACTCCAGATCTTTTGCCTCATGTACAGGCACATCAAACAGCGTGACCCAGTTGTAACTGCCGGTTCTGCGCCGCTTGATGCGGATAGAGTTGATCTGCTGGATCATGTAACTGATATTACCGCCGCGCAGGTTACCGTCTAGATCTGCACTCATGATCGTGTCATAATCCCAGCTCGGGAAATCTTCTTCCTGATCCTCCACGCTGCGCGTCACATACAGGTGGTCAAATACGCCATTTTCAATAATCAAACTATTTGCGTCGTCCGTAATCACATAGGTGTTGTCCGCACTATGCTTGTATCCGGCAACACAGGTTCCACAAAAAAACATAGCCGCACCTCCTTAGGCGTTCTGGGCCGTGATCATGGTCTCAATATTGCGGGTCGCAGCCCTGACCTCGCACACCTCGCCAACGCGGCGCAGTTGGATCAGATACTCCTCTCCGTCACCAAGCGCTGGCATAGAGCCACTGTGGATCGAATAAGTCAGGCTGCCGCTGGCGCTCGTGCATTGTACCTCCAGATACCTGACCCTAACGCCCAGCATATCGTCATCGGCCTCAGCATTTCCTGCCATCACAGAGCCTTTCATAAACCAACCCTCGCGATATATCAGGGCCAGAACATTGCCGGACTTGTCAATCAGCTCTATAATGCGTTCGTTATCTGTAAAACCGTAGCCCAAAAGCTTGATCGTAAAATCTCCCTGCACCGTAAAACCATCGTCAAAAATAACGCGCTGACCGGGGTTGCGCAGGTCGATCATGTGTCGGTCATGGATATAGGTCGGCTCATCGCCGCCCTCATAGCGGCCTGTCACTGTTCTGATATTACAGCTGATGCGCACCGTGCCGTCGTTGTTGTCAGACAGGTCAACATAGGTCCAGTAGGTTGGTGTGATAAACTTGACGCTGAACGGTACATATCCCGTGTCAGCCGCCATGCCGTTCAGGGTCTCACCCGTTGCCCGCAAATAATACTTTGTACCGTCCTCCAGGTTTTTGACCGTATACTCTAAAGTGCCCACGCCATACAGCGTCTCACTCTTGGTGATCAGCACACGGTTAGTGCTGTATAACCCAACTGTATAGGTGTTCAGTGGTTCGTTTTCCGCCTGACTATAGCTCAGTTTAACAGTCATCTCGCTATTCTGCACGATCTGGTCAGTCAGCATATTGCTAAAGCCGAACTGCGGCGTTGTAAAGCATCGGAAGCTCTTTTGGCTCGACCAATCACTGGCCGTGCCCTCTTTGTTAAACACGCGAATTTCACAATAGTAGTATTTACCATTCTGTAAGACCCCACCATTGATGACATGATAGGTACGCATCCATTCCGTTTTCTGGCTGTAGAACTGACTGCCCGTTTCATTGTCATAGATAACCAGCTCGTTTGCAAAGACCTGTTCACCCTCATAAGCAAAGTTGATGTTTGCGCCAACAGCGGCGTCAAACGATGGGATAATATAAAGCACCGGCTGTGCCACTCTCATCACTCCCCTTTTTAACAAAACAAAAAGCCGCCCAGCAGTCAAAACGACCACTGAGCGGCGAAAAAATTATTATTTACGGTAATTAGAGCATAGGGTTTCAAGAAGCTTGAAGTCATTACAACGCTTTGCAAGTGGTGTCTTGTTGCCATTTTGCAGTTTGTGCGTGTAAACAACCTTTGCGTTTTTACATATTTTCACTTCTACTTTTTTCAGTTCACGATACTCTGCTTGCAATAAAGTCTTGTATCTATAATCTGGTATGGCTTTTATGTCAACATAAGTATATAATGCGGTTGGCACCGGAATCATGTTATTTATGTTCACAACAGCCATGTCTTTTAATTTGATAAAATCAACCGTCTCTTTCATATTGTAATGCTTTTGCTTGAATGAAGAAAGAGGAACAAAATATTCGTAGCATTCAATTTTATAAATGATGCCAATATATTTCCTTGAATTGTTTTGCTGCGCTGTAGCGTTTCTAAACATGTGAGGAACATTTGGTGCAAGATAATCTACATATTTTGGATCGATTTCGTAGAATTTTAAACTTCCCATAAACCCTTAAAAAACCTCAAACAAAAAGTCGGAGACGCATTTCTACGCCCCCGCTGTTAGGTTCACATTCAGAGCTGTGAAACACTCACTTATAAGGTACTTAATTAGGAGTAAGCGAACCCCACTCGTAAAACTCTCACTTCTGGCTGAGATACACCACAAAATGAGCTTCTAGGCTCACCTATATTATATGCGATATGTTTACAAAAGTCAACACCCGCGCACAATATTTACTCCGTAGATTCGATGTAAATGTCCTTCCAATTATTCTGCGGCACCTTCACACGGACAACCGTTCCCACCACCAAACCATATTTGTACGGTAATGTGTATGTGCCACCAAACGCGGCCACCGTGTACAGCCCACCGCCATTCACAGCCGTGACCTGCCCGATCGAAGTCCGGTCATAGCTTGCCTTATTGATCAACCGTTCACAGCCCTTATGGATCTGTACAGCCAACTCCTTAATGGCCTCAACAACTTCTTTGTTCAACAGATGCCACCTCCTTTACAAAATAGAAAAAATTGCCCACCACTCACCCGCAGACGACACAAATGCATCGTCCGCACTCCACTATAAATCAATCCTTAAAACTTATCTCTTACTGAACTCCTGGGCAAAGATACCACCAACTCTGTCATGCAGCACACGCGCAAAGCTGTCCGGGTCGTTCACACCGTACATTTGAATATCACCCACATTGACCACCGGGGCACTGCTCATATTCGGCTGCGTGATCTCAACACTCTTGATACTGCGCTGGTTCATATGCGATGCAATAAAGCTCTCCGGGTCAAGACCAAACTTCCACAGGTTTGCACTCGGCTGTGCCGGTATCACACTGCTGCCCTTCTCAATCAGGCTGTACTGACCGAAGCTCGGCTTGCGCATCTTGATCTCGGGGCCTTTCTCGTCAGTGATAGCAATGTGGGTGGTTGCAGCGTTCAGAACACCGGTGGCATAACGTGCAACCCTCTGTGTGGCAAGACTTCCACCGCCGCCATTTACACTAAATCCGTTAGCAATAACACTTGCCTGTTTTCGCGCCTGAACAAGCTTTGAAATCTCTTCCTGTTCACGCTTATAAGCGGCAATGGCCTCATCAACCTTTTGAATTACAGTGTTATAATCAAGACAAAGTGACTTGCAAGCATCTTTTACAGCGGCAGAAATTTTTTCATGCGCATCTTTAGTTTTAACACCAGATTCTTCCATCTTGATGTCAGCATTTACAAGATACCCAATAATTTCTTCTGTACTGGCACCATGCTGCTGCGCCAGTGCAATAAGACTATCCATTTGAGCTTGGCGCTGCTCGTTATCCATTTGTGTGCTACTTGCAACCGCATAGGTTGTTGCTTCCAGCACAGTCTGCATCTGATCTCCGCTTAACTGTGCCTGGTCGGAAACTCCAAGCAACATATCAATCGAATTTTGATACTGCTCACCTGTGATACTTGTGTTTTCTGTAAGCGCAGTTGCATAGTCAGACAAAATCTGCGTAATCGTGTCTGACGTACCGACATGTCGCTCAAGCAAATATGCGAGACTAGCTACTTCGGCATCTCTGGCACCTTGAGAAATATCTTTCTCGTCGATGATTGCTTGTGTATATTCTTTCGATTTTTGAATCAGCAAATCGAAGCTTTGACGTGTATTACCTTGTGCAGCAGTATACTCCTGCATAATTCCGGCACGCTGCGCACCGACAAGATTTCCGTCCTCTAGTGTTTTGGAAAGTTCTTGCTCTGTCTTTGTGTACTCTTTATTCTGAGCCGATGCAGATTCAACTGCTGCACGTAAATTTTCAACTGCATTGCGCTGGTTTTCAAGTTTACTTACAATGCCATCAGAACTGGAATCGTCATTGCCGGTATCTACATCAGAACCATCCCCAGTCGGGAACAAGCTACTGTAGTCCGTAGTGCCACTACTGCCGCCGCCGCCACCACTCGCGGCATCCTTCGCATTACTGATAGCTTCTTCTAACTTTTCAATGGACTCTGTAATCGCGTCAATCTGGTCAGTAACACCGCCTATTTCCTTCATGTTGGCAAGAACGTCATCCTTGTAGCCGGAAATCTCACCGCTCATGCCGTCCAGACTCATATCAGTAAAGTGTGCCGCTGCCGCCAACTGGAGCTGATAATCCTCCCAGCTTGTTCCAATCAGGCTCATGGCCTCGTTCCACTTTTCCTTGACCTCGTCCAGCTTCTCGATCTCGTCCTCAATGGCCTTGTCATAGGCATCCTTACGCTTATTGATGTCATCGATCTCAGCCTCGATTTTTTCATCAAAGGCTTCCTTTTCTTTATCAATGTCGTCAAGGCGGTTATCGGTTTCCTCGTCGTAGGCATCTTTCAGCTTGTCGATTGCATCAATCTCATTCTCAACAGCTTTGATAACATCATCGCGTTTCCAGTCTCGCATCTGGTCATCCAGTGCGGTCTGTGCGTCGTTCACTGCCTCCTGGTCAGCAGCCCAGATAAAGCCCTGGTTTCGGTTGTAGATACGCACGGTGCGATTGGCCTGCGCCTTAGCCAAAGCGTCTTTCAGCTCGGCCAGCTTTATAGCACGGTCTTCCTCATCGTTGGCATCCTGCAGTGCTTCCTTTTTCTCCTCAAGCTGCTTTTTCTCTTTCTCCCATGCTTTATCCTTGGCATCTTTTTCTTCCTTGATGCGCTTGGTTTCAGCGTCCAGCTCCTTATCCTTGGCATCCTTGATCTCGTTCAGATGATCGATTTCAGCCTCAAACGCCTTGTCCTGCGCCTCTTTCTCCTTGTTCAGTGCCTTTTCGCGTTTTTCAATCTCGTCAATGGCAGCCTGACCATAGATTTTCAGCTTGTTGGACTCTTTCTCAAGGGCGGTTTTCTGCTTTTCCAGCGCGGTTTTCTGCTTCTCAAGTGCCTTTTTATTTTCTTCAAGGGCCTTGGAGTTATCCTTAGTTGCCTTAGTGCTGGCTTTGGTAGCCTTGTAGGTGTTCTTCACCAGCGGATTCTTGCCTGGCATATAGTTGTTTCCGGCTGTGCCAACAAACGAACCAACGCCCGGGCTTCCTACATCCATAGCAGTGCCGCTTACAAGCGCATCACCATAGCCACCGACAAAACCGTTCTTCAGTAGCCGCTGCGTTTTCTCGTGGTTAAACACGATTGCACCATGCGGCAGGTTTACGAACTCAGCGCCATTATCGCCAACAGTGTACCATTTGCCGGTGTGAGGGTTCACAACAAGCTCATTGCCAATTTCGCCAACAAGCGTCTTACCGCCAGGCGCGTTCGGAGTACCGGCAGCATGGCCCGTGCCCTTCGTCTTGCTGCTGCCACCACCCTTACTGTAACTCAGTCCATTCGCAATACCGGTGATCAGTGTCCCCTTAATGCCGAAATTCAGCGTAACAGGAATATCCTTCTTCAGCCCATCAAGTGCCTTGCTTACAGTGGAGATTTTCGTCTCGCAAGTAGAGGTATCAAGCGTGACCGGGACATTGTCAAACTTGTTTCTGAACTCGTCAGCCATCTGGTTCTGTGTTTCGATCTCGCTCTGTGCCTGTGTGATATCAACCGAGCAGCCGATGTTGGCCAGCATCTCTGTGGTTTCCTTCGCGTCGTGCTGAATACCATCAATTTCACCTGCGGCATACTTCACAGCAAAGGTCTGGATCTCAATAGGTGTCGGCTCACCAAGTTTTTCCTTCGCCTGCGTAAGCTTCGTTACCTGATCCTGCGCATTTTGAAGCTCTGTGGCAACACCACTCATGTCTTTGTATTCACCATCAGACTGCTCATTTTCCTTTACGGCAGCGTTGTACTCCTTCTGCGCCTCGGTAAGCTTGTCCTGTGCCTCTTTAAGGTCGTACATGTTCTGCACGCGACCCATCTCATACAACGCATCCGCCTGGCTGTCCGTAAGCTGACCGTTAGCCTTCTTTGCCTCCTCAATAATCTCATCAATGGTCTGATTGATCTCGCTGGAATCCATGCCGGTAAAGGTCTCTTTTAGCTTTTCCTGCAGGTCGGTCAACTGCTCGTTCAGTGCCTGCCAAACAGGATTGTTCTCCGCGTCCTCGCCCAAGGCGTCCATCTGGTCCTGAATGTCATCTATCTGCATACGCAGGTTGTCAACCGGGTTGCCCAGCAGGCTACCCCAGTCAAACTCCCAGCCGTACTCCTGCAGCTCACCCCAAATACTCTGCACATCCTCCATCGAAATATGAAGCGCATCCGCAAAGTCCTTTGTGGTCTTATTGGCCGCAATCATAATCTGGTCCTTGGCATCCTTGCTCATAAGACCGGCCTTGATCGAGTCTTTCAGGAAGTTGTTCAACCCGCTTGCATCAGCACTGCCATCACTGGCCTGCTTAAAGTAGCGATTCAGGCGCTTCATGTACTTGGCAATATCGTCCTGATAATCCTCGGGGATCGTCAGTTCGACAGCAGCCTTGAACTTTTCAGTGCCAATTTTGCCGTTCTTCAAGCCCTCCGCAATCGCCTTCTTAGCATTGATGATGCTATCATACATATCTCCGGCTTCACTGGCGTTCTGCGCATTGACCCAATCCTGATACGCACCGCTGTTCTGCATAAGCAGGCTGTACTGTATCTGCAGGTTTCGGCAATTTTCGCGCAGCTGCTTGCTCTGGCCCTCCAGCTCAGCACGTGCCTTTTCAACCTGCTCTGCATTCTCACCTTCCAGCTCGCCATTCTGCTGTACCGCAGTGTTCAGTGCTTCCAAGTCAGCCTTGACCTGGCTGTACTTCATCTGATTCTGGCTGTAAGCTAGTTTGATGTTGGCCTCGGCATCGTCAATCTTGGCCTGTGTGATTTTCTTAGCCATGTCAGTGTTCAGCTTGACATAGCCATTCTCAAAATCAAGCGCAGCAGCGTACTCGCCCTGCTCTTTTATCAGCTCGGAATAGCTATCGCTGGAAACACCCGCCGTCGTGCTCTGGCTCTGGATCGCCGCCGTCACAAGGCTGATCGCCTTCGTCGCATTGGTCGCCGCAGAAAGCGCATTGGTGGTGAACTCGTTCGTGTACTTGATGCTCTCACCAGTGACAAGTCCAACCTTGACCAAAATGTCGATCAGGTCGCTCATGGAAATGCCAAGTTTGTCCGCGGCAGACTTCATGTTATCGTAAGCCTGTACCTGTTCTTTGGTGTAAGCAGTAATTTCCGTATCGGCATTCTCCAAGCTGCCAATATCAAACAAATCAAGATCGTCCAGTCCGTTAAGACTCTGCACGCTGGACTTGATCGTATCAATGGTGCTTTTTGCATCTTCTTCGGTGATATTAAGGTAGTCGGTCAGCACAGCCGACCCATCCTTAATGGCAGCATTTAAGCCGATTTGCGCAGCTTTGAGCTTAGTGGACTCCTCAAGCTGGTCAACCTGTGCCTGCATGTATTGCTTAATAAATTTATTGTCAAGCGTGGTTAGTGTCGCTTGGTCAAAAGCGTCTTCGTTTAATGCCTCAATGGCTGAACGACTGGTTTTTAGCGCATCCTCAATAGCGTTTGCGTCATTCTTTGCAACGGCTTCCGTGTATTTTTTACTGGCATCTTTCAAATCATCGTACAACTTACGATAATGATCGTTGGTCTGGATTTGGTACTCGGAAGCTTTATCAACATAACTTTGATATGTATTCAGTTCGGATTCAACATTTTGACTTGCCAACTTAACACTATGCTCAAGTATCGCAGCTGTATTTTCGCTCAAATTTCCGCTAGTTTTTATGTCATTGTTAAGATCTGCCAGAACCTCTTTTGCGTCCGTCATATCGGCGGTAACCTTGAGCACTACACCATCCGAGGTGTCTTCAAGCGATAGACCCTTAGAGGAATATTTGTCTACAAGTTTATTTACCTCGGCCATATCACTGTTATCAAGTGTTCCAAGGTACTGTGTCATGTACTCTTTATTCGTAGACATCTTATTTTGCGCGTCTACGATTGCCTCTGAATTGTCGCTTAGCCAGTCACGTATATCCGAGTTTGCAATTTCGTTCAGCTTATCAATCTGTGTTTGTAAACTGCCGTTCAGCAGGTCCACGCCTGCAGCTTCTTCTCCATATTTGGCGATAATACCATCCTGAATAGAGAGAAGCTGTTTGCGTGCATCGTATGCCTCGTTCTCGCTTAGCGTACCGCTGTCAAGAGATTCTTTCAGCGTGGAAATCTGTGAAATATAATCACTGATAGACTGAGCATTGCTGTCAACCGTTTTGCTGGCCTCTGTGCCCGCATCACGCATTCGCTCCATCGCGGTGACTTCTTCATAGATTGTTTTTACGACAAAATTGATTGCAGCAGAAGCAATCAGGGTCAATCCTGCAGAAGCGATTGCAGCACCAATGTCTTTTAGGCCACCAACTACAGAATTGGAAATCTTAGCAAGACGAGTTTGACTTTCAGCGAATGCGTCAGTAGAAAGCGCAGCAGCATCTGTTTGCTGGACATAAAGTTTTGCTTGAGAAGAAGCATTGGACATAAACTCATCATATTTCTTTTTGGCTGCGTCTAATCCATTCAAAGAATATTCGTCAATATATTTCTGTATTGATTCTGTATCTACTTTTAATTGTGCTGCAGTATCGGAACTTCCCTGCATAATTGCCTTAAAGAATGCGGTAATATTTCCAGAAGAAGTTTTTCCAAAAGTCCCCAAGTTTGTAAAATCCAATTTGCCATATCCGAGCGATTCCATTGACTTTTTCAATTCCTTGAGGTCGTCTGCCGTCTGCCCCAATAGGGTAAACTGGGTCTTTCCAAAATTCTTTGTGTCTCCAGTTGTTCCAAAAGCAGTAAGTATCTTTTTGTTTACCTTTTTACTGTAGTGTGATACAATAAAGGCAAAGGTTATAATCTGGAACATTTGGAGGTGCAACTTATGGCAGAGAGAAAACGATATATTTGTCCTGTTTGCGGTGAATGGGCTGCCACAGAAGATCGTTTCCCCATTTGTGAATCATGTAACAACGAAGATGTTATTATCGTATCTAAGGATGAAATTAGAGAAATTCAAGACAGATTAAAAAAGATGTCTTGTGATGAACAGAAGAAATATTTAATCAAAGAACCGCATGATGAATTAGACAAGTTGGGTCTTATGACCTCCGAATATATCCGCCAAAAGTATGTATTCAACGACCCACGCTTCAGTAAAACCAAGTTTAACGAGCGCGAACGTGCTCTAAGAGAGCGTGTTGCCTATATAGATGCTCATAAAAAAGAGGAAATAGCCGCCCTCCGCGAAGAGGTTTACGGCGAACCTAATCCGTATCGCAAAGTCACCTGCCCCACCTGTGGCAGCACCAACACGCGCAAAATCTCCGGTCTCTCAAAAGCGGCATCTGTTGGTCTGTTTGGAATCTTCTCCCAGAAGGTTAAGCACCAGTTCCACTGCAACTCCTGCGGGTACGAGTGGTAAGATTTGTGAGGTATCTCTATGTCTCATCAAGAACAACACTACGCCGGAATCCATTACCACAATGTCTTAGATGTCGGATTCTCATGGAAAGACCATCCGCCGCGCCCATTTAACTCATACTTCCCCGGTGCGATAACGCGAACCGAATTCAAGAACTGCCCCGTGTGCGACACAAAAATGCTGACCTATATGCATTATCCAATCGAAAAGCGTATGCGTGCTGTGTGGCGATGCAAAGTGTGCAATAGACTGTTCGTGTTCATTTGAATGCCCCACAAACAACAAAAGCCCCGCCTGTCACAGCGGAGCCACACATTACCCGTCAATATTGTCTTTCGTAGAACGCCCTGTCTTTTTGTATTTTAACTCACCGTTCTCGCTGTAAATTTCTTCGCCAAGGCTGTATTCTCCGTCAAAGAATTTACCAACATCCATCTCAAGCGCCCGAATCACCCTGCAGGCCACATCAAACGATGCTCTGCGAATATCTCTTGCCCCAGATTCAAACTTGCGATATTGTTGAATATCAACCCCGGCGCGATCTGCAACCTGCTGTTGTGTCAATTCCAATACAAGTCGCTTCTGATGTAATGTAGACGCGGCGGTTAAATTAACCAACGAAAACCCATCAAGACTGATTTCTTCCATAAATAGCACTCCTTTTAGAAGTTCAACTGAACCTGTTGTACTACTTATTATAAGTTCAACTGAACTTGCTGTCAAGTGCAAAAACAACAAAAGGCCGCTCCGTGTGGGACGGTCTCGTATTTTTATAACCTTCTCGTGGCTTTCCCACGATGTTCTGACTGTCTTTCCTCTCATCCGGCCTAAGCCGTGGAATAGGGCTATCCATACAGTCGATGAACCAAAACCCCAGAGGTCACACCCTCCATCTGTGCAGTAAACTGCACGGGTCTCCGGCTGCTGATTAAGCATTGTTTGCGCGACTTAGCACTGCCGCCGCATAAGCTGACATAAAATATTAAAGCCCGCCGTCATTATGACAGCGGGTAGTTTTTTCGCCGTAGGTGCCGCCCTACGGTTATTCTTTTGTAAAATCAAGGTTGCGCTTGGAGGGATAAGCCATGGAAAATTCTGTGTTGCCATTTTGGTTTGTAATTGCAAAATCACACTTAGACAATATATCCATACCAAGAATCATTTCTTCGTTTGCAGTAGGAGTTTCTGTTTCGCTTTCGCTTTCCAGCTGAGGTAGTTCCATAAGCACAGCATTGTCAATTTGGATCTGGTCCTCAATAATCATACTGCAAATATAAAAATTGCAAACATAACTTTTGTTTACTGCACTCATTTTTTGGTATCCACTAGGTGTTAAGGCGAGAAATTCTACAACGCTGTGCGGGATAGATGTATTTGTACACCCGGTATCAATTATTGAAACTACCTGTTTGCTTTTCCCGTTTGCTGAGATGGTTACAATTACTTTTAAAACTTTATGGGAGCAATTATACCTCTTTGTAAACGATGCTTGTTCATTAAAAACAGAAAATTTCCCCGTTGAGCCTTCTTGTTTCGTGAAATTTCGCTTATGCTTACCAATGCAATTCGCAACAAACTGAATCATCATATTTCCCCATCTTATCTAAAGGCATCCATGTTACAAAAGGTGCCCAGGCAATGACTTTTTGGTTCAGAACCAAGATCCACCCGCTTCCATATTTTGCGGTTAGTTCTCCCATATGATCCTCTGCCCATTTAGCGTTTTCCTTGGCTTCTTCGCTCCATCCGATCATGTTTCTCTTATCAGAATCTATCATACCACACCTCCACCTCAAAATCAATCACCGCCCTGTTTTTGGCACCGCACAGGGCCAGCGGCCTTTAATATTTTATGTCAACTTACGCGACTACAGCTTTTATCTCAGCATATCGCATCCGTGTTGTTGTTTCAGCCTTTCGGCACCGTCACAAGGGATTACTCCCCTGTTTTGGTCACACGGCTCTTAGCCTTTCCCAGCAATTTGGGTATTTTGTACACCAAGGTTGCATCCTACGCAGCTATTCCCGTTGCGTAAGTGGGCATATTTACACCGGCCTTGGTATTTGTCATAGATGCAACTGCAGACAACGCCGTAAGAATCGTCGGCATTGCATCTCCCGCTTTAACTAATCCGTCCGCGAAATCAAGCGCGGCCGTTCCCATATCAATAAAACCTTTAACAACTCCACTATTAAGCACATCAGACGAGAAGGACTGGAAGGTGGCTTGGAATCTGGACAGCTTGCCTTCGATACTAGAAAGATAGGTGTCTAACTCCTTGGTTGCACTGCCTGCACTATTTTTAGAAGTTTCCATTGCCTTTTTGGCGTCTTCCCAGTTCTCCATCATACTAGAGAAAATATTGGCGCGGTTTTTGCCAGCGATTTTGTCCGTCAGAGTGGCTTTTTGAATGTCAGATAGCTGTGACCATTTAGCAGATAGTTCGTCCATGATCTGATATGTAGATTTGAACGTAGCATTGTCACTTCCCAAAATATTCACACCAGATATGGCCTTGATTTCAGCCTGCAATTTGGCTGTGCTCTTAACCACAGTGTCAGTTTCCTCACCCATTGATTCAAGCTCGGACGTGGCACCACGAATTCTCAATGCAATCACACGCAGCCCAGCGCCTACGGAGTCTGGATCCTGAACAACATCGTTAGCAGCAACAATCATACCGATCGATTGGTCAATGTCGTTGCCAGCAGTGTGCAAAGACGAGGCCGAACGCTTCAATGCCTCCGCCACACCTGCGGAAGTTATACTAAAGCTATTACCCACCTCATTATAGCGATCTGTGATCGTTAAGGATTTATCAGCTTCAATGTTGAATGCTTTCATTGCAGAGATAATGTCAGATGTTGCATCATCCATGCTTTGCACACCGTCGCCTACCTGCTTGAACATGACAGCAGAATCGGAAATCTTCGTCGCATCTTCCAGGTTGTACCCCAGTCGGGCAAAATCAGCTGTAGCATTTACAACATCGCTAATGCTAACACCAAGATTCTTCGCTCTATCTCCGGCCTCACTCAGGAACTTACTGTATGCCCCGCTCGTCTCATCCGTAACCTTCTTCAGCTCGGTCATGGCGCTGTCAATGTCCACAACATTCTGATACACCTGACGCAGTCCCTGCTGGAACGCATTGATCACCTGATTTGCCAGCTGGCTCTTGATGTTGACCTCAAACAGCTTTTTGAGCTTAACGCTCAACTTGTCCGTCTCTAACCCGGCATCCTGAATATACTTCTTCAGTTCAGACCAATCCTTAGACATCTGGCTGGAGTTTTCCTGCGTAAACATCTTGCTCTTGATCTTTTCATCGTAAGTGTTGAAGAAGTCAACAAACCGAGCATACGCCTCAGTATTCGTAGAGATCTTGCTATTGTTGTTGAAGTACCGCTGCGCAGTGTACATCGTATTCTGCATACTCTTTTCGTATGTGTTGGTGTTACGAGTCTTTTTTGCTTCCGCATTAAATTCTCTGACAGAATGTGTCGCATTTCTTGCATTAGCGCTTAGAGCTTTCATCAAATCGTCCAAGCTACTAATCGTGCTATTAACACTCGTGCCTACATACTCAAAATCTTTAAATGCACTATTTAATTCTTCATAATTGCGCACGCCAGTATTTTTTGAAACATCGTTTATTTGCACAAGTCGCTTGTATACAGCTTCATACATCGCCAAAACGGCCTTAACTTCATCAGTCTCAGGGTTGCTTTCTTGCAATGTTTGCATCTGCTTGCCGAGTGCTGTAATCTTGCCAGGCAACGCATCAAATGCTTTGTCAGAACTCCCTTTGGCTTTATTTATATCGCTCGAAAATGCCTGTAAGCTCTGATCCAGCTCGTACATCGCATCATCATACGCCTTAAGGTTAGACGTAGACATATCAGCTTCAAAAGCTTCGCGTGCCTTCTTCGCTGCTGCCCAAGCAGACTCCAAATTTGTCAAAGATTCCGGGTTCATAAGGCTCGCATATCCAGCATTTTGTGCTGTGGTATTCTTCTTCATGGCCGTATTATACCGGCGCTCAATATTATCAAACCCAGATAGCGCAGACCGCGCCTTCGTCAGCTTTTGTACAAGGTCGTTCAGGCTATCGCCGAGTGCTTTTACAGCCGCATCATACGCATCAACATTTTCTGACGAGAAATTCTTATTCAACGCCGCCCGCGTAGCATCAACGGCTTCAAGTTTTTTTGTATAATCTTCACTGGCCGTTTTGACGGATGTCACATCTGCGAACCGTCCGAAATCGACCCCAGCAAACCGTGTCTGTATACTTGTTGCTGTATTATCAACAGCCTCAAACCGTTTCTGCAGTTTATCGCTCTCGCCAACAGTTGTGTTAATTGTGCTGTTCAGCTCATTCTGCGTAGATACAAGTGCTTGCAGTGCTTTGTTCGCTGCTTCATATTTTGTCGCGGTAGGATCGTTATTATATTCGCCTATCGCAGTATTAGCCGCAGTAATCTGCTGATTGAACTTCTGTTTGATGGCTTTAATAGCTTCGTCTCCGCCAAGACCCTTGTAATCCGTCTGGCTAAACTTGTCTTTGATGCCGGATAGAGCATTCTCCAGTGACTTCTTCATCGTAGTAGCTTCATCCGAAACCGTTTTCTCAGCCGAAAGCACATCTCCACACTGCTCCGTCAGGCGCGTAAGACCGCTCTGAATACCGGAAAAATCCAAAACGGAAATCTCTCGTCCGGTAAGCATGGTGTTGAAATTCGATTTTAGGGCGTCGTAATCTTTCTGCAGCCGGTTCTTTGCACTGGTATCCTTAATCTTCCCAATGTTCAGTCTGATTTTCTCAAGCCCAGAACTCAAAGATGTGACAGTTTTTTCCGTAACCTTAAATCCATCTTTCAACTTGATATTCATAGCCTGCTGGATTTTGTTTGCAGACTCACGTACCGCATTCGAGGATTTTTCAAGTTTGTCAATTAGACCGCTGTCATCATTGACCTTTAAATTCAGTTTAAGTGTCTTCCCAATCCTGTTAAGCTCTTTCTGAATATCTGATGCATCAAGCTTCAATTTTGACGAAATCTCAATATCCTTACCATCTAAGTTCGATGCAATAGAATTGAGGTCTACAGTATTATTTAGTTTGACATTTACACCAACATCAACAGTCGTGCCAAGTGCCGCAATCTGATTCTTAATGTCTCCAATGTTTGCTAATGAGACCTTAACAGGGATAGGTGCAACTCCATTTCCAGCGGTCTTCAATTTGTTAGATAGATTGCTTACATCCGGTTCAACCTTTACCTTAATACTTAAATCTTCTGCCATACTATACCTCCTATGGCCTTCGGCCTTTCTCTTCAACAGTTATTTATAGCTAACTGCTCAAGACAAAGGCCGAAGCCTCTGCCCAAACAAATCATTCAGGAAACTGTTTCTTTATAGCTTTTTTTATTTTTGCATTTGCTCGGCTATTTGACCGTGCCACTTCTTCTTTCGCATTTGTAACAAACGGCCGTGGCTTACGCCAATTCGTATAGCGGGATCCCCATGGGTCAGCAATGCCTTTGCCATATCCTTCCAGCAATTTTGCGAATTCAGTCTGGCTGGCTCGGCTGGCTGTATACCCAGGCACACGCGGTCCTTCCAACGGTGCAACATCCTTAACAGTCAAAACATGGTCACGCACGGTACTTTTGATGTTAGTCTCATCATCAATACCGCCGCTGCCGCGCCGTTCATACATTACCGGTTCATAAGCACCAAGCACATCATCTTGCACATGCTTTTTGATGGTGTCCTCAACAACCTGTTTGGCCTCACCTTCTAGTGCAATATTGATACGCCGCTGCATTTCTTTCTGTAATGCTGCAATCGAATTTACGGTTTTAGCCACCCGTAATCACTCCTTCTTCACTACATCCAGAACCACCGGCTCCTTATGCTCCGGTTCCTTTCCGGTCAGCCCCGCCTTCTTAGCAATCTCCACTAGCATATCCGGGTCGCTCAAGCTCTTGATGCCGCTGGCAATCTCCTCAAACGCCTCAGCCACGCGGTCAAGCGGATCGGGATGCGCAACATTGCGGTAAACTTCCATAAACTCCTCGCGGCGGTTCTTGATCTCTTCCTGGCACGCCTCATACAGGCCAGCGGTGACCTCGGCAATGTCCGGGTGCTCTACAATTTCAATGCCGTCACGGCTGTACACAAAATCACAAATGTCATCCTGGTCACCCAGCTTTTCCCATGCCTCCGGTGCAAAATACTTTACAACGCCAGCACGCCACGCATAATCAAACAGTGCCGGAACATGGCGGTTCTCCACCTCGCAGCTGGCCACAACAAAATTCACAAAGTCCACGCGCTCCTGCACGGTGATATTCTTCTTGATTTCCATATAACAAACTCCCTTCAATCAGCACTCTTTCCAGTGCTTTCCGCTTTTCTTAACCCAGAGCAAATTCTCCTCCGGGTACTTATACAAAAACATCTTGCGTTTCAGTTTGGCTTCGGGTGTTGCCATGCCCTTAACATCAATCACTTCGCTTCGCCCATCCTTATAAATAAGGTAGAAATCGCACACATAAGTAATTGCACGCACAGCTTTTCCATCGTGCCGGAACCCTGGCTGCAGCACAAACGACTTTTGCAGTTCATACTGCACTATCTCCCCCGCCGTAGCCAACGGCAGCACAACTTCCCGGTAATACTCCATCTCCGCCTTAGAGTCAAACACGATGCCATCATAAGTTCGGTCCTCCCGGGAAGATACATGATACTTAGACCACACCGAGAATGACCTTCCCGTCAACGATCATGAAGTCGATAGGATCGCCGACATTGTAGTTCAGTCCCTCATCGGGGATCTGATAGCCTCGGCCTTCATACTCAAAACCAAGCGCTCCGGTATGCTCGTTGTGGTACACGACTACACCGCACTTCATTTCGGGCAGTCTCACAACCGGGGCATTGACCGCTTCAGCATCAAAACTATCGACGGCAATAGGCTCAATCTTAGCCTTCTTGCTTTTGCGTTTGGGTACTGCCACAGCAGCAGCCTCAGCCGCCACGGCCTCAACAAACTTTACTTCGTCCATTCTTCTCATCTCCAAATCTAAAAATAAACAAGGGAGCCTTTCAGCTCCCCTGCTTATATTCGGGTTTCTTAATCGGTCAAGGAATTACTCCTCGCCGGTGCCGTCCTCAAAGGTCATATCGTAGATTTCACCATCCTGGTTGGCATAGCAGTCAAAGGTGATGGACACAGTGGTCGGATCACCAGTGTTCTGGAACGCCAGGTTGAAGGTGGCCTGCGGCTGTGCCTTGTAGTAGGCCAGATCGCACATAACCTCCTCCTCGTCCTCAGTCTTGAAGGGCATCTCGCCACGGATTTCGAAAGCCTTGGGGAAGGTGTCAGCATCGAACTTAACGCTCTGGACACCCTTGGCCTTGTCCAGGTAGTAGTAAGCAATGTAGTTCTTTTTCTCGGTAATGCCGGTAGCAGTAACCTTCTTCTCGGCAACATTGGTATCGGAGATCGGAGTGCCGCAGTCATCGCCAGCAGCAAAGACCTGGACAGTGCCGGTCTTCGGGGTCTCAGACAGCTGGATGCCGTCAGCACCGGCAGTCAGCTCTTCACGCTTCAGAACGGTAGCGGTCTTGGCAATCTCCTTGCCGGACAGCAATGCAAACAGCTTGACAGGCATAATCTGGGTATCGATCTGCAGCGTGCCGGTGCGCTCGCCGTCAAAGCCAACGCGGTTCGGGGCACCCCAGCCGCCCTTGGCATACACACGGTTTGCCTGGAAGTTGGTGGTAGAAACATTGGCAAAATCAATTTTCATAAAGGGGACTTTAGTCTTATAGTCCAGCAGAACAAGGTTCATAACCTCACGGTTTGCCATATTAGGATTCATCTTTGCCATAATAGTAGCCTCCTGTTTAATTTGTTTGTTTTTATCCATCACGACATCTTCTTAAACCAGCTATCTATCTGGTGGTCCTTCCCACCCCACACGCCGTAGTTAAAATCAGAAATGTCGTTGACTTGTTTGATTCGTTGGCGGTTGAACGTGTCATGCACCTGGTACACCGTCAAATCCCAGATGTTAGCCATATTCAAACTGTCGTGATATGTTGCCAAAGCCGAAATAATATTCGCAAGCTCATAGTCCGGGTCAGCTTTCTTGCCGCCGCGCTGGTTTTTTTCGTACTCTGCTTTCTTACGGTAGAACTCTTCAAACTTTTTGCGCGTTCTCTCGTCCTTGTACTTGTGTTCTTTCTTTTCTTTCGGCGGGTCTATGTAAGCACACTGCAAACAAACATCACATACCAGCGTCCAGTTTTTGGCGTTTATAACACCATCCACTGTAAAAGCCCCGGCCTCATCCTTTGCCGGATTCACAAGAAAACACTGGTGTGTTGGCTCATACTCCACTGGCTCTGAAATAAAAAAGCCCAGAGCCGAGATCACATCGGCTCTGGTTCCTTCTTCCAATGTCAGCAGGGTAAAAATGTCCAACTGGTCAATTTCTTCCGGCGTGATATTTGGCATTTCCTGCCCGCCGTGTTTCAGCAGCAATTTCAAGCGCTCCACAAAATCCTTTGGCGTCATCAACAACAGCGATAATGCGTATTGGTAGGTGTTATACCCCTTTATACAGATGTCTCTAAGGTGCGGGGAATGGATACGTCCAACTGTCTCCACTTGGAACCCGATTGGGTTCAAAAGCTCAAAGTAGGGTACTTTCATTTGCTATTCCTCCGGTTAAAATCCACAGCCTCATAGCAAATGCAGCGTCCGTAATATTTGTTGTTTGGCTTGTAAACTTCATCACTGACAAGGTTCAGCTTACCAATGCCAAAATCTTTACTTCCGTTCAACAGCTTATCCACGTCGGCAGCCAGTATATCCACTCTGGTGCCAACCGTCCCCTCTCGTTTATAGCTCTGCATAATTTTTTTGTGGCAATACGCAAATATGTACAGGTATACCCGGTATGCAGTTGTTGTGGGCGCTTTTGCAACCACAGTCTCCATGCACAGGTACGTATCAGTTGTTTCGTTAGTGTCGTCAACATACTCGTACTCAAAAATATGGCCGCAAGAGTCCGGGTCGTTGCCTAACAGCATTTCATCGGTATCAGCATCCTCATCCACAGGGCCAAGTAACACGTCGATAATATCGGGATCATCTGCAAAAATCGACGCTACTTTGTGCTTGTACGCACCAAGTTCGTTCAAATTCATGCATCCACCACCTTTATTACCACGCTGTCCTGGCTATTCCCGTCAGGTGCTTGCACCGTAAGTGTAACTGTGTGCCCATTCAAAGTCTTATCATCAACAGCCGAAACACGGCAGCTGTCTCCATCCACGCGGTTCCACATCGTCGAATTGGAAAAATATACCTTTTCATTTAACGTGCTCTCGTCGGGCTGAATAATCCAGACACATCCGGCATAGGGCTTTCCGTCGCGTGTCGCGTGGAACACCTTACCGCGCCCACAAATGCGCACTTTTGCATCCCCTGTGTATTTGATAGCTACATCGCCCGTGTCCGGTGCTTTTTTCGGCTCATCATAATCACAAAGCATCTTGTCACCATTATCTGTGTCTGGGTTGTACTGGTCTTGTTCAAGGTTCAGCACCAAGAAACCAGTCTGCTGGTTGTCGCGGTCATAGCGCTCTGTCATACCATCCACACAGGTAATACGGTATGTCTTTGGCTGACCGTTGATTTCTTCCAGCATAAGCCGCTTATCTACGTCCAAAAGCGCAGATTCCTCATCGTAGGGGATCTTTACCTGGAACTCACGGCTGGAAAGTGTCATCAGTTTGTTTTCAGATAGGTTGGAGAAGTATGGTTTATCTACGACTGCCCACCGCGTCACAACTTCGTGGGTTTCATCGTCCTGCCACTGAATACTGCGGTTACACAGCTCAATTTTGCCGCGCACCGTAATCTCATCATCAGCATCACGCTCCGTAATCAGCCAATGGCTCTTACTCCACAGCATAATGTGCCCGATCTCAAAATCATCACCCGGCATGGTCCTAATGACCTTCTGGTTCGTTACCGTGCTGGAGATAATCTCCATATGGTGCTTGATTCCGTCGATCTCGACCTCTTTGTATGCTGGCGAGTCTGGCCCCATTTTGAGCGTGTCGTGCTTTGATTTTTGAATAATACGGTCGCGGCGGCTCGTGCCGGGTCTGCCCAACATGGCGGCATACATGTCATAGTTCATGTGTACCACCTCACTGTGTCAGTCCGGCAATCTCACCGTTTCTAAAGGAATACAAGTTGATCTCGCCGCGCAGGCGGTGCTCCGTCGTAGTCATCAAATCTGTCATTTTCTCCAGCAGGTTCGCCGGGCTGTATAAGCTGAAATCCTTGGTGTTCAAAGCATTCTGCAAGGCATCCGTGTTGTACACAAACGGTTCCACGAAATGAAGTACCATTCCCAGAGCCAAAATATCTTTCTCACGATTGGTGAGCGCGATATTAAATGCTAGGATATCGTCTTCTCTATCCGTTAAGTCCTGCTTGCAAATTTCCTCAAAATCGCCAATCGCCAGCGTCAGCAAATCTTTCTGGTATTCCAACCGCGTGATTGCGTCAAAGTCCAAGAATTCGTAGTTGCGAACCCGGGCACGATAACGCTCAAAAATTTCCTCGTATTTGGTGCCCATAGGTCACACCTCCGTTACTTAATGGTCGTCACTTCCACGGTTTTTTTGGCTGGCTTTTTGGCATCAAGCTGCACCTCTTCCTCAAGGTCGCAGTTCAGAACCTCGTTCAGTGCCTTGATGACATTGCGGCTGTCGATCTTGTCCGCCTTGATAAGCTCTTTTGCTCTCATACGGATAGAATCCTTCATGCCGTCGCTCATTTTTGCCACGTCGCTGCGGATCTTTGCAGCATCCCAGCTAAACACATCATCAAAGTTTTCTGTCGTGAGTGCGTTACGGTAATGCTGTGCGACACCCAGCGCCTTCAGGACATCTGCATCCTCAATCAGGATCCAGTTGTCGCGGAAGAAACGCGGCTGTGAACCACGCATGGCAACCAGCTCACCGTACTCGATCTCCTGAACCTCGCCAAATTCCTCCCACTCGATCATATATCCTGCCGTGCGGCTGGAAATATAAATCAGGGGACCATGTACGCCGTTTTTGCATTCGACCATAGTGCTATTCGTAATCTTTTTAACTGCCAAAACAATACCTCCAAACATTCACATTAAAAATTCCGGCCAGTTATCCAGCCGGTTTATATCAGATCCTCTATCTATCAAGAGAACTTGTAAGCGCCAAAGTCACGATCCATGATAATGCCAATGCCGGTGCGCTTCATCAGCAGGAACTCCTGGCTCAGGTCAGCATTCTTCATCGGATCGCCCTGCAGCATGGTAACACTGCCCTCAGTAACACGCTTGATGGGCTTGGTGTCGCCAGCAACAACATACAGGGTGTCGTCAGGCAGGATGAACTTGGTAGAGCCGATCTCGTGACGCTGCTTCATAGAAATCAGCGGGGTGCCAGCCAGCTTGCCAGCATAGCCCATAGCATACAGGCTCTCCTTGCGGCTGTCAGAACCATCAATGTCAGGAATCTTGCGCAGCGCCTTCTTGGTGCCGATAATCATAGCAGACTCACCGGTGGAAGCCTCAACATGCTCGACCAGATCCAGCAGCTTGTCAGCATCCATCGTGCCGGTCTGCATGTACGGGGCCTGCAGGCCAGTGATCATGCTGCCGAAAGCGGCATAAGCACCGTCCAGGTCATGGCGGGTAAAGCTCTGAGAGCACAGACGGATCAGGTCATTGAAGTCAACACGGTCAGCAAGCACGCGGTTGATCTCCTCGTAAACCTTGATAGCCTGCAGCTGGGTGGCGATCATGACATCAGAGCCGCTTTCCAGGCGCTGACGGCGAATGCCCTGCGTACCCTCGGCAACGTCAGCAACGGTCAGCAGGCAATCCTTCTTCGTGTGGAAGATGTTGCTGTCACCCAGTGCCAGATTGCGATCCTCAATAAACTGGGTGAAGAACTCGTCGCCCTTCAGGCCCTCCTCGCTGACCTTCTCAACGACGACCTCGATGATGCTGAACAGGTTGCTGCACTTGCCATCGCGAATTGCCTTCAGGTCGATGGTGGACTTGCTGTTGTTGGCCTCCAGCAGAGCCTTGCGCAGAACTTCCTGGCTGTCAGCAACGCTGTATTCCTTGCCCAGTCGGCCAAAATAGCTATCGACTGCAAGGTTGATGAGCTTGTTATCAATCTCCATAGTAAAACCCTCCTAAATGGAAAGCGCTGACCAAACAAGATGGACAGCGCGTAAATGTCATGTATTAGTTATTCCTAACCCGTGATTAGAAAGAAACACGGATCTCGAAATACTCGTAGGCACCGTTGCCCCAGCCAGTCTTCTCGACGCTCTCGATCTTACCAAAGGTCTTGTCGTCAGCAGCTTCCTGAACGGCAATCTTCGTAGAATCAGCGGCAAAGCCAACAAACTTGCCCTTTTCAGGAGCCTTGTCGAAAGCCTCAGCAGTAGCGCTGAAATCGTCGCCGTTGTGCAGGACATAGCCGCGGCAGACCTTGCCAGCCTCATTGACCCATTCAGTCAGATAGTGGGTGCGGGTCTCATCATAGAACAGCTCCTCGCTGGCAATCAGGACCAGATCCTTCGGCTTGGACTCAGCGGTGGGGGCAGTAGCCTTATAGACCTCGCGACCCTCGCGCTCACCCAGAACAACCAGCCGCGCATTGTCGATCGCAACAGGGCTGTCATTCTTGTAAACCTTGACACTCTTCAGCAGAGAGCCATCAGTAGTGCCGGACATAAGATCCAGACGCACAACAGCATGCTTTTCATTAGCCATAGTTAAATTCCTCCGTTTATCGTATTATTTATAGCGTTCAAACAGGTCACCGTATTTGTCCGAGACGGACTGCATCTGGACCCCGCTCACGCCAAAGCGTGCTTTTTCGATCTCACCCTTCTTCTCTTTGGGTGCAACATAACTGAACTCGGCAGTGGCCTTCTTGCCCAGCAGCTTGTAGCATTCATCCTGCAGGGCAGTAAACTCCATGTCCTCATTCTTCTTCAGCTCGGTGTACTCATCGACACCGTCCAGCTGCTTGTCCATAATGGCAAACAGCTTTTCGCGCTTCTCGTTCTCCTCGACCTTCTTAGCCTCGGCCTCAGCAGCAACATAAGCATCATACTTGGGCTGCATCTCGTCGAACTGTGTCTTGACCTCGGAATACTGCGTGCTGAACTTTTCAGCCTCCTCTTTGGCAGCATTTACCTTGTCGCACAGTGCCTCATACAGCACGGGCAACTCAGGCTCAGCAGAGCCATCTTCCCAGTCTTCGTACACGACTTTCACGCGCTTTTTACCGTCAAAATCAACCTTGACATTATCGCCTTCCATGGCAAACGGTAGCGCATAAGTCTTCCAGTCCTGCGTATCAATCACGATCGCACGATTCTCCTGCACGTCCTGCAGCCAGTAGCGGCTGCACTCATCGCCCCAGCGGTCAGTGTACTTCTCGCCGGAAACAGCGTCGCAAATTTCCTGCATACGCTGGTTGTCCGTCAGGGTAAACTGTTCCGCAGGCTCCTGTGCAGGCGCGGCTTCAGGCTCTTTTTTCGGTTCTGCTGCAGCCGCAGACATCTCCTTGCACTTCTCTTCCAACTCCTCAATGGTAATTTCCTCCAAAGAGAAATCCAGCGTAGAAGCATCGATGCCGTAGGATGCAAGAATCTCATTTTTCTTCTCCAAAACACCTTCTCCTTTCGCAAAGTTATCTATCTCAGCCTCCTTGGAGGATTGAGAACTTTGTAGTGCTGTGTATTCGTCCAGCTTTTCTTTGATCTGGCTTGCCAGCGTAACAGCGCTGAAATTTGCCACCACATCGCTGCCGACCATCGCCGGTTTAATGCGTGGATCAGTCGTAGACAAAATGCAGCAACCATCAAATGCAAAATTTTTCACGACATAATAGCCGCGGTCATCTACATCTCCCTCCAGCGCCGTAATCTCCATGCTCTGCGCCTTTACGCCATCACGCTCAAAGATCTCACAGGAATCATCGAACTTGGTCCACAGCAGACCATCTACGCGCAGATAATCGCGCATCGTTCCTGTTCCGTCATCCCGGCTCACCCACCGGGCATTACAACTCTCCGGAATCACGCCATAGGCGCTGCCGGAGTATACATATTGAATGCCGTCCTCGTCAATTTTCAGCTCGTGCTCGTGCCCCTTAAAATCAAGGTCGCCCGCCTTACTTTCCTCAATATATCCAAGAATCGGCGTGTTTTTAATGCTTTCCAGTGCCGTGTCCACCACCTCTTTTGAGAAAGTGGAACCATTCAGGTTGTCGCCAGTGTGCAAAACATCAATCGTTACATTGATAAATCGCGTATCTTTACCGTTGACTTCTCCTGTTTTCTCAAAGGTGACAGGCAGGCGATTCAGTAGGTTTCCCATATCGCACACCCCGCAAATCAAAAAGATGCCCGCGACAAGCACAGGCAATCAGTAGTAGTTTCGTTTTTGCTTTTCTTTTACATATTCCTTCAGCGCGGCAATTTCCTCGTCAGATAAAGCATACACATACACGGTATGCCCGCTGCAATCTTTTTCCTTTCGCAGCAGCACAGCTCTGCTCAGGCTCAGATGAACCGCCAGTTCACGCCCGCGTATCTTTACCTCTTTCATATATCATCACCCCGCAGAATTTGCATTGCTGTCATGCTCAGCCGTAACCTCGCCTGCATCGCTCAGGTCTTTGCCCTTGCTGGCATTTGTGGGTCTGCCGCCCTCATCATCAGAGTTTTTGCCCTGCGCGTTAGAGCTTTTAAGCGGAATTTCCAGCTTATCAAGGCCAAGCATTTCGTTCTCAAGGTACAGCATGTTTTCCATATCACTGGGGCTGTAACCATTGGTAGCCATAATAGCACTGCGCACCGGTAAGCCATACTGACCGTCCTTTACGAACTGGTCATGCATCTCCTGCCGGTTAAAATATGTAACATCCAAAATATTCACTTTGAACTTATATGCCGTTGAAACACTCTTTAATTTGCGGTTGATCCAGCGCTCAATTTGGCGCATCACCGTAAATACAATCATCTGGTCGTTGATAGTTGACCATTTGACCGATGTAGCTGAGTCTTTGTCACCGCCGCCAAACAAAATACTGTTGACACCGGCCTGTGTCCACATAGACGCCTCGGCTTTTTCTACATCATCGCTGCCACTCACAGCGCCGCTCTTTTCAAAATTCCAGCTGGAAACCTTCATGGGTGACATAAACGCACCAATGTTTTCCGGCAGAACATTACACAGCATGTCGTAGAAGTCCCTGCACAGGTCATAATCGATCAGGAATGTACCATCGTCGCCGGTTGGTATTTCCAGGGCCAGAGCCTTGTAATTGTTGACCTCGCTTGCATTTTTGCTGATAGCACGGTAGTCCTCAATATCTGCCAATGCGCTGAACAGGCTCACAAACGGCGGAATCGGAATATGCGTCTGCTCGTTAATTTTGATACAAACGGTATTGTCGCTGCTCAATTCCTGCCATTTCAAGCTGGAGTCTTTTGCGTATGCATTGTACATCGTCGTGAATTCCGGCGGGAAATTCGGCAGCCGTTCACTGTTCGCATCAAAATAGCTAAAGTTAAAGGCAAAATTATACACGCCGTCCTCAATGCTGGAAATCTTGCAGTAGTCCTGGTCCAGCTGCTGGAATGTATAACTGTCATTCGTTTCCCACGCATAACCGTAGTACACATCATCACGAAATGCCACCGTCAGCGCTCGTGTAAACTCGTGCCGGATATTCATTTTCTCCAGCTCATTGATGACTGCATAGTACCCCTTCTTGAACTTGTTCATGTTCACGCTCTTAGTCCTGTCAATGCCATACGGCACAACAATATAGCTGAACGTAGACATACTCGCAAAATACTGGATCAGTCTGCGGTAGTAGTTCGATATATTATAAAGGTACTGGCTCATCTGGCGCAGCTGCGTCTCGTAGTTCGCCGGGTTACCAAGATAAGTCACAATCTGGGATTTTGTATACTTACGGTATGTAGGTGCATAGTCCTTGTTATTTTCAAGGTCTCGGACTTTGATTTGTGAAATATTTGCATAGCGGAGCTTGTCCATAAACTCCGTCATAGATACATAGTCGCGCTTGCCATCCGGGGTCATCACGGCCACTTTTTTCTGCGTTGAATCAATAGTCAAATGTACCCCTCCTTCTGGCAGGTGCCCTAAAGTTTATTTCGATTTTCTTTGTCTTAGCGTAATTCTTTGCCATGCTGCGCTCAACCTGCATTGCTATGTAGTAGTTGTAACTAACCGAGCTGTAACGGTCCTTGCGTGCGCCGGGCTTTTCATGTACACGGATCAGGTTGTTTGTCGCCTCATAATCAAGGTTGACCAACTCGTTAACCATCAGCCCTGTATTGATAAACGGCAGCTGTAAAGCGGTACGCTCTGTCGGCGTCATCTTGTCATAGCCCTTGAACTGCGCACGCAGCAGCTCCTCGCAATCGTACTCGGAATCAAGGAACCGGATACGTCCCTGCTGAATACCGCTTCGCAGGGCAATCGTCACATCATTGTTGAACTGTGCGCTGCCCATAATGGCCCAAATTACCTTGGGCGCGGTCTTATCTGGGCATCTATCCTGGAAATCAGCGTTATTGCAGCAGTTCAGCGGTGGGAATATCTCTCCGCTCTCCGGGTCATAACACTCATGCATCAACAGGTCCATGATCGGGGCACCAAGGCCCTTGGCATCAATACCGATGTAGTCGCAGTCAAACCATTTAAAATAGCGGCGCAGTTTTAACACAAGGTCCTGCGTGATGATACCTTCACAGTTTTCCGTATATACCATGTTGCTGGTATATCGTCCACTGTTGCTCGGTATCATGTTGTTTAAGAAAATGCTCGTTGCATCGTTATCGCTATGCTTAGAACTCATCAAAGCAATATCGACCGTCAAAATACGCTTCTCCCCAGGCTTCTTCTTTGGCGGTTCAATAGATTTGCCTGCCAAGATAGTGCCCGGTGCATAAAATGCCTGCTTCAGATTGCGTACTTTATTGATATCTTCAAAGCTGAACAGCCCGCCATCAGTCACACCGATAAACATGGCTTCCATCTCCATACGGAACTTAATGTCGCTGAACGAAGATTCGGACATCTCATCCTCAACCTGCTCTAACGACAACATACCCTCTTTTACAGGCATCTGATACGGGAACCGGAAGCAGAAATATTTTTTATCTGTGGCGTACATATTATAGAAATAGTCCTGGCACAGCTTCCACGACCAATGCGATTGAAACCATGCTGAACTCAAGTACATTTCAATAGGTCGCTCCAGCAAATGTTTGTACTGCTTCTTCCGTAAATAACCAGGCTGGCGTGCAACCGTCAGGAAACGACGCAGGACCAGATCAATGACATCCTTGTCGATCATACGGAACTCGTCGCAGACCAGAATCGTAGCACGATGTCCGCGGGAGGTATCGCTTGCTGTAACAACTTCGATAAAGCTGCCATTACGGAATGTAATCTCAGCCTTACTTTGATTGATGACAACATCTTTTATCTCACTGCGCAATAGCGGAGACATTGGCATAAGTTCCTTGGTTATCTTTTCAAGAACCTGCGCACCCTGACTTCGAACCTTTGCGCAAACCACTATTTTGCTGTGCGGATAAAGAATCGCCTTATAAACAATAAATACGGCAGTTAGAAACGTTTTACCGAGACCACGCGAGCCAATGAAACAAAAATTCGTCGCCAGATTCATCATAAAAAGCAAGACGACCTGGAACGGATGCAACTCTAAGTTTAAATAGTCCTTACAGAATCGGTGCGGGTTTGCCCTGTAAAAAGAGCACCACTTCGCCACCGCGTTCATGATTTGCGTAGCCTTGTCATTTGCAACTTCTTCTGCAGTTCTTTTCTGAGCCATTACCTACCACCTCACTTTGCAGCTTCGGCGGCCTCATCAGGCTCATCGTTATTCATGTAATATTCCGGCTTGTGCGCGGTATAACGTTCCATTTCAGCGTCATACTCCTCTTTATAGGGGTTCTTCACCTTAAACAGTTCGCACAAGGCGCTAAGCACCCACACACGGAAATAGTGGCCAATACCATCTACATCCTTCCACGCCGGGTCAGGCTCAGGGATCGGATCTGTCCTCTCCCATTTTTCAATCAGCGTACCAAAGGTGTTTGCCTCGGCAAGCGCATTGTCGTTTGTCTGGTTAGGCTTGATATTGGCTGAACCAAGCAAGCTCTGCAGGTTGTCATTGGCCGTTTTAATGTCCTTGACATCGCCACTCTTGGCCGCACGCTCACAGGCAAGCTCACCAATGCAGATATTCTTGAACAATACCTCCTGCGCTTTTGTCTTGCACTCGTACCGCGTTGTCCAGTCTTTGTACTCTCTATCCAGGAACAGATACTCCTGATCCTTCATGGATGTCCCCCAAAAATCAAGCATACGCTGGCTGACACGCCCCTTGGCATCTACAGCTTGGGAGTTATCATCAACCTCATTGATGATGCGGCCATTAACTTCTTCCAGGTAATCGTCAAAGGTTTTGTTGCGGTACTGTACAATGTTCAACTGCTTGACCCATGCAGCCATGCGGGTAAGATTCGCTGCACGATTTGCCGTTGATCTGAAAATTTTGTCGTTGTAATACATATCAAACCGCATACAAACGCGCTTTGCAGCATCCTCTTCATTGCCAAGCGTCTTGCAATAATGGTCGTACAACTTGTCAACACAACTCTTGCAACTCGGCATAAAGTGGTTGTTTCCTGCCCACAGCTGACTTTGGCTCGGATAAAAGTTATCCTTTTGGCGTGTAAATTTCTTATGACATGTCACACAGAAAAACACTTCCGGCTGGTCCTCCTCCGCCATAATGCGCTGGATTCGCGCCTGTGCCTCTGCGTGCTCTCGTAAAATCGTCGCTTTGTTTTTAGCGCCTTTGGGTCGTCCCATTACGGATCACCCACCTTGTTTTCTGTTGGGTTACCGTCTTCGTCAAAATCAGCAAACTGATTACGACCACCGTTACTCCAATAGTTCACAATCGCCAGCAGCTTCGGTGTCCGCTTAAACACACAAAACGGTGCGCCGGTAATATCGTTCACCTCGCGCTTCTCGTAGCTGAGTCCATACGCCTTCAAAAAATTTGTCAGGCGGCTGGAATAGCTACAAAAAAACTCAGGCTGCTTCTTAACATTCTCCTCCAAAAACTCACTTCCCTTCCCTTAAAAAATGCCGCTGGGTTAATCCAGCTTTACATCATAGGCGCAGTCCAGCCCTAGGTCATTGACGACCAAAACTGTCTGCTCCGGTTTATTCTTCAATCGCTTATCCATACAATAATTGTCAGGCCCATCTACGCAGCCGCTCTCGTAGACCTTCGTGTCATACACGGTGGTAAGCCCGTTCGTGTGACGGTGTCCCATCAAAACAATGTCGGGCTTCATGCCAGTCATCATGGTCAGGCTGTTCACTACTCCTGTAGGAGTATCTTTGTCTCCATGCACAGCAAATACATCCAGCGTGCGCACTGCAAATCGAACCATTGAGCCGTCATAATCTACATCGCATACATGTACGTTGTTAATCTGCGCACATTTTGCCTGTACGTAGTAGCTCACAAGCCTGTCCAGATACTCTCCGTGCTGATTGTCTTCTTTATTAGGGAACACACGGCTGTGGTTGCCAGGTACGCTGTATACCTCAACGTCGAGGAACAGCTTCGCCATCTCTGCCACAAACCAGCTCACAGCCTCACTGGCAGAAATAACCTGGTCAATCACATTCTCATTGTTTTCCAAACGACTGTTCACATGGATCGCTCCGTTGACAATATCACCACCCAGCACAACATAGCACTTCTTAGCATTATGCCGCCGCCAGATTTCTGTAACCTTGCCAGCATATTTGCGCAGGCGGTACATCATAATCTGTTGATTATACTGGTTGCAGTAGTTGGAAATCTGGATCCCTGCGTGCAAATCTGTCAGGTGGACGATCAGATCACAGTCGCCCTGTCCTACACACTGCAGCACATCCACACGCGCATACTCAGCCGGGTCATAGGCATCAATGCGGCGCTCGATCAGCTCACGCATACTCTCACCACGCGCTTTTGCACGAAGCAGCCGACTGACCTCGTTACGCTCATCACGCATCTTGACCCGAGCTTTCTCCAGCTCACGCCGCTCCTCACGGATGCTTTCCAGCAGCTCTTCCGTGCTGGCTGTATCAACCTCGCTCACCTGTTGCAGGTCCTGATATGCTTTCCACGTCTTGCGGTAGGCACACTCACCTTTATCCCAACCCAGCGTTGTGTTGATGACATTTGCAACGTCAGTCCATGTACCAATTTCATCCTTGCTGCGGCAAACACGGTACACATACTGCGCGTCCGTCTCACCGCTCAATTTCGGCCAATCGTTCATGCAACCACCTCATCACCCAAAGTACGGGCGGTACGGCGGCGTTCATCCCGTTCCATCTCCTCCAGCGCCTGCTGTGCATCAACATTATTAACAAGCGCCTTCAGCACATCTCTGGTCTCGTCAACCATGGTCTTATGCACGGTCGTAACCATGTGCGCACGTGGGAACTTCTCACGGATCATCTTTGCCTCTGCCTTAGAAATAGTAATCATACAAACATCGCTCCTTAAAAAACTTTTAAAATCGGACAAAACAAAAGCCCGCCCAAAGCCGAAGCCCTGGGCAGGTTAAAGTCATCAGTCCTTAATCGTTGTAAACTGCCTTATTTTAAAAGCGTTACATCGTAGAATGCCGCTGTCTGTATTTGCGTACTCTTTCTCTTGTCTGTTCTCTTTTTATGATCTTGGCGCAATCGTCACAATACTTTGTCATGTTCCCTCTTGCCGTAAACGCACAGCCGCAGCTCACGCAGAACCGTATGTTTTTCAACCCCACCGTTTGATACAAAGCATACAGGTTCAGCCGATTTGTGTCAGGCGTAACAACCATCTCGTATACAACTTCATTATTCTTCAAATCATAATTCTCGTAGGTATAATAACAGCCAACCTTCTTCGCGGTATGTTCGCTGTCCGTCCGTAGCAGAATGCCGTACTCATCGCTCACCGTCTCCATCCCTATCGGCGCGTGATAAGTCTCGTACCACTTTCCCTTTCTGATGGTAACATCATGCAGGTGCGACTCAAAACAGCCGCAAAACCGCTTGATCTTAAACTCAGTCGTCAAATCTATCGTGTCCATATGTAAAATCCTACACATCATCACAACGCCAAACAGGCAAAGTTGCTCTTTCTGCTTCAGATTGTGTGTCTCAATTTGTGTCATGATCCATTCAAGGTCTTGTTTATATACTTTTATACTGTCAATCTGTAATAACTCACATGTCTTCGTTCCACAGGTCTCAAAATGTCTTACAAGGTCATATCTGTCGTAGTTCAAATTCAAACTGTTGTCAAACATCGTAAGGTACATATCAGCGCATTTGTCAGGCGTCATTCCGCTGCGCCCAATTACACGCTTCAACGCACGGTTTCCTAAATCGTTCTTCTTGTAATTATCAAGCAGCATCTTCTCGTTGCAGTAAAAATCATAAAACATCGCAATCACCTCCCGGTACAAGCTCTGCATCGATATACTCTACCGGGATGTCGCTTTCCACAGGGGCCAGCGTATAACGCTTTCCAAGGTACTCGTACTCGCCGTCATCGCACTCCTGCGGCAGGCAGATGTTTACCTGTTTAATGTTCTCTACTACACCCTTACCGGCCATCTGCCACATGAACTTTTTGTTGCGGCTCTTATACTTGTCATAGCACAGCACCACACAAATGTTTGCAAGCTCACGCACATCCGGTACGATCTGCTGGCACCGGCTGCGGTAAATGTTGTAGTAATACTGCCAGTTTACCTCAAAATTCGCAGCGAGTTCTTTCGTAATGTTCTGTTCTCTTAAAATGTCTTTATACGTTTCATAGTGTCTGCACTGGTGGTTCAGCTCCGCCAAATCCCTGCACAGCTTGTAAAATTCGCAAAATATCAACTCAATGGCGTCAAAGTGTTCCTGGTCATACCCAATCTCTTCATCAAACATGATCCTCCAGTCGAACTTTTTCATGCGCCGTTTTCGGATCGTGTTTTCCCAGCGCTCAAGCTCAAAGCACAGCATGTTCATGTTGGAGTGGGCACAACTCAGCTTTTTCATCCGCTTGTAGTACGGGCTTGCGTACTTCATAAAATACGGCAGCGGACGACCGTATTTCGCAATGTTGCGGGGCACCGGGTAAAGCACTCCCGTCTTGGCAAAATCGCATTTCTGCTTTTGGACTATATCATCATCTCATAGCTGTGGAACTATGAGAGGCTGGCACTTCCACGCTGGATTTTCACCAGAACGTGTACTCCCTTACGGGATAGTCTCTTAACCTTCCCCATCTGGGGCTTGGCACAGGATTATTCATTTGACCTTCCCTGTCAGCCTGTTATCTGACCGCCATTTCCTGCGGTTCCTAAGCGTATAACAGACACCCTGCTTTTGCAGGTTCACCAGCTTCTTTAACTGCACGTCACCGCATAGTGCCACCGATCATCATGGCTTTGCCGTTGACCACCGAGAGTAGATCAACATACCCCTCGTATCGCTTTTTCTGCTCCTGTGTTTTTGGCGCTTTGTTGTGGTATGCACTCGCATAGTTGCTTATCTCTCCAATGGAGCTGCGCAAGCTGCGAATAATACAGTTTGTTCTGTTCTGGATGCTGTATTCTTCCTTCAATGCAGTGACCTTGTCCTCAACATCAATGACCACAGAAGCGTTGCGATCAACACCGCTCATAATTACAGGGTCATTAACAATCAATGTAAGATCACCGTCATACGTACCTACGTTATATTTTGCGTAGGTGCTGACTATATCTTCTGCCGTTTTCGGCAGCGGTGCGCTCCCAGCCGCGTATCAATAGCGGCCGTACTCCGGTACACTCATCCCGGATAGTCGATGCACTCCTTGCGAAGCACAGGATTCTCCCTTGCGGGCATTCCCTGTTAGCAGCCGTTAGGCCACACCCCTGATGAAGGGTTCACACCGTTCCAAATGCTGTGTTACCACAGCCCCGAACCATGACTGATCCGCGCCATTTAATCGCTGCGGCGTGATACTTTTGCAGTTTACAATCGCCGTGTTGACCAAATGTCCACAATACTTCTCCAGAAGTTCGTTCGTTGTTCCTTTTAAAATAACATGTTCACTCTTGCAAATATGTGGGTTCCGCTCTAACAATCGCTCACCAAGCATGGTTCCTATTCTGTCAAAGCAGAAGAATTCATCCGCCTCCAGCGCTCCCTTTAAGGGCAACCCGCCGATGTGTTCCATCAGCATAATCAAATCAGGAGTTAATGTTTTGAAAGTTGATTTAGTCCAAAGCTTTCCACACTTCATATCATCGCGGTACTTCCCAAGCAAGTTCACAATGTAATTCCGCACGCCGTCCTCGTTCATCATCTCCGGGTTTTTGAGAATGGCTGCGCAGTAGTCGTTCAACGCCTTATGCTTATCAGCGTACATGCCAAGAAAACAGTATGTATAAATCGGGTCGCCGTCTGTGATCTTTTCAAACCAGTTGATGCTGTCATCTGCGATGGAGCGGAACTTGTCATACGGCAAGTCCAAATCCTGCAAAATCTGGTAGTTTGCCCGCGTCATAAGCGGCTCCGTATCGGCATCGAAGTTCCACTTGGCAATACCAAAACAATGGTTATACTTCTTGAACTGATACCAATACTCCTCCCAGTCCGCAATCGTGCCGGTCTTGTTGAAGTAGGAGTATCCCTTGTACTGCCCCTCCGTCAAAATCATCAGCGGTTCTGCGCCCGGGCTTACATCGTGCTGCACACCCCAGATATCTGTAATGAACCGCACACCGCGCTCTGCAAAAAAAGTCTCATAGTCAACACTATGAACCACGCCCTTCATCAGAGGGAGCCTGATTACCGCGCTCGTAATCGGCGTATCACTGCCAATCCTACGGCGAACTTCCTCCATGATTTTTGGGTGTGCAATGCCGCAGCCGTCAAATGCGTTGATGGTAATATCGCGGACACCTTCCGTGATGTCTTTCTGTGTCCAATCACGCTCTGCACCGGTGTTCTTATCCTTGAACTTGATCTTTTTATCATACACATACTTGATGTGCTGGTCCTTAATGGTCAAAAAACAGTCAGGTACAACGACAATATTCGGCACCCAGCCCTCAATGCAATGGCAACTGGAGAAGCAGAGGCCACGATAACCCGAAAACTTCGATATAACGCACTTATCAAAAGTTATTCCCATCGTGATACGCTTATCCAACTCCTTGGCGATCCGTCTGTCTACAAAACTCAGGATGCCCTGCCGTACCATGCTGGCACTGCGCTCACTCACCACAAATTCCTGCTTGCCAACCTTGAACCCGTGGTGGATCAGCCGCGTCATTTCTTTTTTTTTGTTCTGCCCGCCCACGCAGTTCACAAACACGACAAAGCGGTTGAACTTATCGGTCTCATATGTAATCAGCCGTACCTGCCGGAAAAGCATATTGTCTCCCTGCTTTACCTGAAAGCGCTTTTCCTCATCTGGGTCAAGCTGGATGTTAAAGTTGTTGCTTATAATAAAGGAAAGCGGAAATTTCCGTACTACATACAACGGGGGTGCAAACATTACTCGTCCCCCTTTTCATTGTCGTTCTCGTCCGGGTCTACCTGCTCCAGCTTCAGCGCTCCATTGTCAAAGCACCAACGGTACACAACACCCCACGCAAGACCTGTCACCAACGGCACTCCAACAAACAACGCCAGCGCAAACAGCCAATTCACCCCCAATCCAACTGCCGCGACCGCTGCAATCGCACATATAGCCCACACGATCATCTTGAACATGCCCAACGCATCCAGCGCGGCCTGCATCAAAATCAATTTCGTCTCTGCACGCTTAATATTCAAACAGCGTACCTCCTTCATTTTATACATTTTGTAATAGTGCTCATACGGCACGCACCATCTCATGCCAGCACGGCAGCTGCTTTACCCAAGGCCGTCCGATTGCACATAGTCGCCAAAAATATTCTTCGTCGCTAAAACTGTCCCTATCTGGATACTGATGCATAAAGAGATATACTTTCGCCTCCTGAACGTTGTAAAAAGCGTGCCTGGCAAAAATGTACCCATTATACATTCTGTGTTTATGGCGAAGAACCTCGCTGTTACTGGCGTTGCATTTATCTGGAGTGCCCCATTTCAAAACTGTTTCACCCGTTTTTATATCAACAAGCTCAATTTCCATACCGTATCACCTGCCTTTCCTGCCCGCCGCAGCGGTTCTGTTTATATCATCGCCCCGTTGGGCGTTAGTTCGTTAGAAAATGTCGTTACTTGCGAAAACCATCGTGTCATCAGGGACTATGTCAAGAACCTGATCCATATTACGTTCATGGTTTGTCCTTATTGATTTTGCCACAGTCGGCGTCCATCCGGGCTTGTACCACGATTTTCCAGGGTCTTCATCCTCAAGAATTAACTCAACTTGCTCTGTCAACTCTTCTGCTTTTATATTTGTACAAAGTATAGGAAAAACAATTATTGTAGTGGCAAAATTTTTCCTTTTATCGTCGTTTTCCATGCGTTTGCAATATGTGGTAACAACCAAACCTAAAGATCTAAGTTCTTTTATACTTTCTTTCATGGTTGTTCTCGACACGTTCAACAAATTCATAACAGTACCATAATATCCAACAAACACTGGTGCTTTGACATCTTTGTGAACATTGCCCCAAAAGCCAGCATACATTTTTAATGCGATATAAATACGTAATATCGTCGATCTCGAATATCCTTTGCCACCAGATGAACATAACAAATCCCATAGGACTTTAAATTCATTAAGCTCAATGCACGCTAACATATTTTTGCCGTTTATCGCATGTTCCTTGGCTTTCGCAACAATATCATCGGTAAAATCAAATCCAAAAATCATTTTTGGGTCGTCTGATCTTCCATAAAATTTTACATATCCATATTCCTCTAAACTGTCAAGCGCCCTGTTGACAGCCGTATAATGCCTAGCTCTTAAATCGTTGTTGTTAAAAAATGCAGCGTTCTTACACAAATCAATTACAGATGTCTTTCTCCGCGTCCACTCTAACCCGTTCATATCGGCCATCATATATAGAGCAAGATACACAGAGACAAGACATGGCGATGATTCCTGTAATAAATGAGCTGGAATAAAAATCTTAATTTTGTCTGAATAATTTTTTTGTAGATACATCAATACCTCCGTTTTTTTATGGCATCATTCTTCTGTTGACCTGACGCCAACGTTCAATACAAAATGCGCCTAAAAATCATCGTCGGATTTTTGCTGAATACGGCACATAATCTGCCATAATCATCGTCGGGTTTTGGTAGAATATACCCCTGTTTTCAGCAAAAACCCGCTCACTTATATTTCATAGTGCTATCTTTATCGGACTCGGTTTTTGTCCAGTCACCTCCGCGTTCTGGTCCCATGTCAGTATAGGTCCCAGAAGCTCCGGGTCCTGTCCAAAAACCTCGTCCTCAGCGGCGTTCTCACGCCTTGTTGCGCCGGGCTTGTGTTGCGTGTGACCCTTGACTTTGTTAGTGTTGGCATTTACTCCTCAGGGTTTTTCTATGCAAGGCGTATAGTGCGTAAATGTGTTTGCGTGCGCGTTGACCTTATTGACTTATTACGCCATTACTTCCTCCTGCCCCTTGTTCGGTCCTGCGCATCGTTCTCTTTGGTCACGATGCTTGTCCCGGCGTCGTCCTTGTGCTTTATAAATTGTGGCACAAGAACTCCGCACACAGGTGATCTTGTCAGGGCTGAAATGTGGGGCTTGTTCCCGCCTTTGCATGGATTGTTGCCTTGCCCTTAATACACAATAACTACATCTGTCATACCTCTTCTAAAGCGCCCGATCTGTGCCCCTGGAACCTGTGTTGTCCAAATATCTGCGACTTCAACAGTGTCATGGTTCTTGTCATATACGCACATAATGTCGTCCTTGTGCTCGTCTGGCACAGCCTCATAAAATTCTCGAATCGTCATGTTATCACTTCCTTGCTACGCATATTCTAAGCCCTTGATACAGCCCCTCTGCGGCGTTCTTATCGCACCTGCCACAAAGTTATTGTCCCGTCCACAAACAGGCTCTGGCTGTACTCCTCGCCGTCCAGCACGATGTATTTCTTCCCGTCAATATCCTTGTGCGATCCAAGGCACGGCACAACACGCTTGTCCAGGCCATCAATAGTCGGTGCTGACACGATCACATTGTCCCCGTGTAACCCACAAACCTCGGTCTCTGTAAGCTCGTGCAGCTGGAACGACATGCATGGGAGAGCGTTGATCGCATCAATCATGTGTTCCCAGTCGTTGTGCTCTTGTACCTGTGCTGGGTCGTCCTCACACCACACCATAGGCTCCTCTCCCAGCGCCTCCAGTGCATCTATACGGCGAATAATTTCATCATTTGACATAGTTATCACATCTCCTCAAAAAGGCTACAGGCGGCTCTACGGGCGTGCTATTACGTCTAAGCATATTGGCATCCAAAAATTCAACAGTTCATCATATGTATCACAAGGCCAGCATCCACGGTGGGCCAATTTGTGCTTCTTCATGCGGTCGCTCAAAACTTGACCTTGTTCGTTTTTCCCCAAACTGACTATATGTTCCGCCTCGTTCCGGCTCAACCCAGCTGCCATCATCAACTTGATATATCTCTTGCGTGTCATCATTATCCTCTCTTTAAAAATCGGCTCTAACGCCCTCTCCGGGCTTGTCACTTGGGTACAGCTCTCGGAGACGCATCATGTTATCATACGCTTTTACATATGTACTATATGGCCAGCAACCACGATGCGACACAATTTCCTTCCAGCGCCTCTCATCAAACGTCTTACTTGACCTGTTTGGTTTGCATTCGTCAATCCCAAGCCCGGCGGTATTTTCAGCGTTATTACGGCTCCAACCGTTTGCCATCAATAGCTTGATATATCTCTTCCGTGTCATCGCTATCTCTCCTTATTACAGTTTGTATTTTTCCTGCTGCTCTTTTTGCCACGCCTTGGCCTCGGCAATTTCTTTATCAAGAATGGCTTCTGTCTCAGCCTCTTCTAAAAAGAACGGGTCACGGTCCAGTGGGATGCTCTGCAGCAGCTGCCAGAAGCGGTAGTCCGGTTTCAACTCCCACAGCTCCGTCAGTTTACTCAAAAACGGCCAGATTCTCTTAGGATCACGCATTGTTGTCCTCCTCTAGCTCATATACATCGGTAATGTCTAAATCATCGTCACCAGCACACGACGGGTCATCCAAGTATCTATCCACTGCTTCTTTCTTGCTGTCTGCTTCTACATCAGCATAGCCGCGACACCAAATTCGATAAAATTTCATCAGTCTGTCTCCCTGTTGGCGATTTTGGTCAGTGAGTATTTGCCCGGTGCCGTGATGCTTGGGAACAGGTTTATAGAAAGCACACGAAAATTTATGTATGTGCCGTCTTGCTCACTTTTACATGCGTACAGTTGGGTGCCGTTGTAATCGATAGTATCTACGTCGTAATTGAGCAGGGCCTTTGCCAAGGCTGCTTCCTGCGCTGTCCACTCAAACCCATCAAGGTCCCAAGAGCATGGTAAGGATAATGTTGTAATGCAGTCTCCGCTCCTATAAAAGTCGCAGAATTCACAGCCGGACTCTTCGTTGCAGTATTGCTTGATAAGTCTCATCGCATCAAGCACCTGTTTTTTCTCGATTCTATCGTTCATCAATATTTTGCACCTCCAGCGCATAAGCATATGTCTCAACCGCGCAATTTATAGGATTGTAAATATGACGCAGATACATTTTTATTTTAAGTACGGCATAATCGCAATTCCCATCTTTGTCTGCATCAACGCAGCACTCAGAGATGACTTTTATAAGCCTGTCCTCTTCTTTGATGATATCTATGAGCTTATCTTTCGGGAAGTCCTTCAGCTTCTCGTATTCAGCTCTTGTCATCATCACACACCTCCAGCCATTCATCGATCTCTGCCCGTAGCGCCTTTAGGTTTTCTACACATTCGTCATGCACCTTGCGTACACTGTTCATCTGCAAACGAGGGTCAAGTTTCTTGGCATCTTCAGCCGCAAACATAAGCTCCTGCATCATCACATCAGCCATCTGCCAATAAAAATCTACAGAGTTCAAACATTCTTCGTCGTAATTAGTTTCGCCAACAGGCCGGGTGCTATGAACGGTTTTGTCTATACGCTCATACCATGCCACAACCAGCTTGCAGTTCTGGCGCTCATTATAAGATAGTATATGCTCACTCATCGTTGTCACCTCCTAATATCATTTCACGCAACGCCTCAGAAGTCAGCGTCCCGCGCTCCATATCAATCTTGGCAGATAGCCACTCGCTATTAAGGTCATATCGATTCAGCACATCAAGATTGTAACGTACATCTTTAAACAGTTCGTGAGCGTCCTCGCATTTAGATTCACGCACACAGATCTCGCTGATAATATCCAGCGCATACTTATAATCCTCAATCAGTTTGACCAGCTGGTCCTTGCTCAATGACTGCAAACGAAGTCTCTGGCTATTTGTCATTTTTACTCACCTACAAAAATGTATTGGTCAACATACTTGCGGTCTTCGCCTTTCAGGATTGGCATATTAGTATCAAGTACCCACTGTCCATCCTTGTTGATACAGGCTGTGCCACGCTTGCATGTGGTAGGATAATTATTCCAGTTGATGTTAAATTGCTCCATAAGCATGTCCTGAATGTCGTTGCATTTCTTCCCCTCCAGATGCTTGTGTGAGAAATATGCTTGCCCCACCATCTGGATGGAATTGCGTATCGCATCAAGCTGACGCCAGTAGATAAGGTTACAAACTTCTTCCTTTGGGATATTGAAGCAGCGGGCATCGAACATAGCACCGTTTGCCATAGATTTGTTGTACGCCACTATATATTGCATGGCATGTTTTTCGTTGTCAGAAAGCTCGCGATTTGTTCCACCATCATACCAATCTTCGATATTTTCACTTCCATAGGTATCAACATTTGCCTCAAAAAACTTATTGAACGCCATCGTTGCCATACTGGCGGACACACTACATAGCTTCTGAACTTCGTAATCGAACCAAGCATCCGTGGTAAGTGTCTGGTAGTCAATCAGAATCAGCGTGATTTCATCGGACTGTGTATAGCCAAACACGCAGCCTTGGATGTTTTTACACAGATACTTCATGGTTTCCTGCATAGATTTCATCAGGATCATATCAAAGGGCTTCTGAAAGCCACGAGTAAATGTGTGGAAGCTTTTGCCGTCGACCCGGATCGCGACTGGCGTGCGGCGCATTAACTTTGTTTTGGGAACTGCCTCGTAATACTCTTTCATACGAGTGCCCATGGAATCATTAAGGTTCATAATGGTCTCCTTCCTGTTTAATTTCTGGGGCTGAACGCCGTTGCCTGTGCTAACATTAGAATTGCGCACATGTGAAGGCACTCATCGTACCAAGCGCACCTTTTGTCACATTCGTAGTCTGTTGATGCTTTGACTGCTGCTTTGAGCGGGCATCTTTTCTCTTCATCATACATTTGGTTTCTCTGGCTCCTTCCCTACTCTGGCGCAGAAATCAAGATAGTCATCGATTGCATCCCGCGCCACTTCGTCAATATTTATAAACTTCTTCGTATGAAAGTTCACAAGGTCGCTGATGTCGTCAATTTTTCCATACCAAATGTGGTCCTTTGAATCATATTTGACAGTGCAACCGTATCCTTTATAGATGTAAAAATATTGGCCATACCAATCCCATAGGTCGTTGTAGCTTGTAAAGAATTTTCCGTCAATCATGTATCTGTGTGTGGAGAACACTTTGCCACAACTTTCGTATGTAATAATCTTGTTAAAGTCATTGCGTTTATAACCAATGCTCATCATGAGCTTCTTGTATCGTTTACGGGTCATATACATCACTCCTTAGTTGGCAGTGCTGGCAGTTCTGTCCATGCGAGGACTTTTGCGCTAGTTCCATGTGTGGGTTCACCACTCCAATGGCCATTGAAAAAATATCCACGATCCATTGTGCGATACATACAGTTGTAGTCGCCGTAACGGAAATATTCGTAGAAGCACAGGTACTCTCCGTTTTCTGTTGGCGGGTCTGTCTGTGCATCGTGCCAGACAGTTACTTCAGACGCTTCGATAGCGTCCAGCTTTTCTAACGCATCCCGGATTACCTTGACGGCGTTCTGGTAACAGTCGTATTCGTGGCAGTGGCTCCTGTCCATCCCCAACCTAAAATCGCAGCAAAAGCCGTATTTTATGGCGATGTTAAAGGCTCGTTCGTAGGTTTTGTTAGTCATTGTGTGCCTCCTTTGGCGGTTCAGGGAGCGGCATCCAGTGGGTAACGGATTCAAGCGTGCTCATAATAACTTATCCAGTATCCGGTTTCTCTTTCAAATTCTCTATTGCAAGCCTTGCATTTGTACTTTATCCGTGTCGGATCGTCCAAAACACCAAACACTGCATCGTAAAGACACATCCTTCCGCAAGACGGACATTCCTGTACGGCATAAAATTCTGGGTGTTTTTGATGAAATCTGGTCATTGCATCGTTTGCAAGTTGGGATGCTTTTTCTATTTTCCCGTTCACATCATCTAGGACATTAGTTTCGCTATTTTCTTTGGTTAATGCCTGTGTAACAGCGTCTTCGATGACTGACTCTTTCTGCTTGTCGATTTCAGACAGAATTGAACGAAGAATCTGAAGTTCTCGCTCCGCTGCACTGTCTCGATATGTTACGCGATTTGTATTCATGGCTTCGCCTCCGGGAGTTCTTTGTTTTCATTTCGCGGCTTGTGATCTCGGCAATATTCAGGCGGTTCATTAAAACTTCCGTTCAAATATGAACATTTGTATTTTCCCGACTCTATATTTCCGCCCTTGCGTACAAGGTTCTCGCAAGTATCGCATAGCGTCTCTTCCTCAGGTTCTTGCGGTATCTTCTGCGTTATGGCCTTTATTACGCGAAAAACTAAATATACTGCACAGGTCAGCAAAATAAAAATTTCAAAAAATGCAACGATTTCAGTCATTTACGTTCACCATCCTTCGTCAGTCTATAAATGGTTGTGTGATATTTCATTTAACGAACCTCGCGCCACAATACGGGCAATACTTATAACGATGTGCCAATACATCTTCGAAATATTCATCTCCATTTAGGCAAGAACGGCAACTACTGCAAAACGCATTATCATAAGTGTCACGCACAGTTCCGCGCATAATGTGCGCCGTAGGTAGCAGGGATTCCGGGTCGATGGTTGGCGCAGCATCAATACTTTCAAGCACATCGTTCGTATCGTATATCTTCTCGTTCAGACCGTTATAGAGCCAATAATCGCGTAATTCATCTGCATCAATCAGCCGCATGGTTATCCCTCACTTTCTCAAAATAGAATTTAATCGCTTTCGGATTTTCCAGCACATTTCCGTACACCACGCCGATCTTGTAGATGTAGTTCTCTTGCAGCTTTCGCGGGATCTCTGCAATGTACTTTCTGAATGTTTCAAGGTCGTGGGCACGCTTGTAGTGATTACACATGCGGCAGGACGGCATAAGGTTTTCAATGTCGTCCGTGCCGGAATCCTCTGGGTTCCACGCCCTCTGCGGCTTGAAGTGGTCTACCTGCATATCATTGTAGGCAATGTAGCGGCCACAGTAAGCGCAATGACCGTCAAATTTCTTGTACACCGCAACGCGGGTCTTTTTGCTGATTGCCATTTATTCATCCTCGCTGTACTTATAGTCGTAAAAAGTTCCATCAGGTTCAACGAAAAATTCTTCTTCTTCCCATCGTGCATCACAGGTTTTATAATTTTCGCAAGAAGCAAGGCTCACGTTCATGGAACCATCTTCGCCGCGCTTATGCCGTTTGCCAATTTTGCCATCCTTGCGCATTGTATAATCCAGCGAGTACTGATACAGATCGCTTACAACAATGCGTCCGCCGCAGAGCGGGCAGCATTTAATTTCCATTCCAATCCTCATTCTGCTACATCCTCTAGTTGATCGTCCTCAGATTTTTCAGCATATCATCTGTTAAGTACAAGGCCGCTCCGGCATATATGTCATAGTGTGTGCCATCTTCATAAATCTTGCGGTCATAGTAATATTCAATATAGCTATGGTTTTCTTCTGATTTTCGTATTGTAACGAAGTCTATTCTATCTTCTTTGTCTTCAATGCTATTTCCGTTTAATACGCCGTAGCAAAGATAATTTGTGTGTCCGATAACACCCCCGTATCCATTCGTTTCCATTTGTGTTGTTATATAGGCGTACAAGATTTCCTGCTTTGCCGATACGGTTTTCTCTTCAACCACCGGATTTTCTTTGCAAGCGCATAGCAGAGCCATCAAGACAAAAGCAATAGCCAGCGCAAATAACTTTTTTGTCATTTTGATACCTCCTCCACAATCGCCATACTCTGGCGCAGATTGAGCGATTTAGGATTGAGAACGCAAGCCGGGGCGATATCATTGCAGTAGCGCGCATCGTCGCTGCCCAACCAACCATTCGCGTTTACTGTGCGAACGTCCTCCGCACAGTCCGCGTCAGAATCCTTATCACCGCAGTACCACGGTGTAGCAGTCCACACCCAACTGTCGTAGTGTGGAATGAACTCACGGTACTTGCGGTACTCGTCACAGGTCAGAATAAAAACAAAGTCATGTACAGTGCCATAGGCGCGGTCACCGTTGTCGGCAACAAGGTCAACGGTATGTGACAGCAGACTTTTTTTCTCGAAAACGGCGTTAGCCATATCAGATAAAACCCCGCGCACATTACTGGTGCGGTAGTCATTCCAGTTGCCCATCTTATCGGCAAATTTATCACTTGGGCAGAATTTTACATCTTTTCCCCACGGTTCAGCCATAATTGCCAGCACTCCGCCGTCAGGGTGGTTAGGGTCAAGGCAGACCCACTCAAAGTTTTTGAACATGAAGTGCTCGCCGGGGCGCAGGGTTGTGATGTTAGTCATTATTTGTTACCTCCGTTCTGTGATTCCACAACTCAATCGCGTCCTGTTCGTTTTTTGTGAGGTCAGTTCCGATGCGGCAGTAGTTACACCGCACTGCATACCTGCCTTCATAGCTTACATATAACCCGGCTGTAGAACCACAGAACGGGCAAGGCTTTAGTTCGATATCATCATCATCAATAAACGTTACCATTGTCGGTTACCTCCGTGAGCCAGTAGTCTTTTCGACACTCTTTGCATTTGATGTGCTTTCTGCAATATACTTCTCCCTCTCTTTCTGGCAATAAAAACTTTGGACAAAAAATAATGACGCCGCTATCAATTTTCGCACCCGGGAACATCTTCAAGAACTTGCTCTGGCGGGTCTTGATTGGATGGTCTTTTGCCCATTGCTCGACAATCTGCACAGCCTTTTCTGTTTTTTCGATTATATCCGCAGCGCATATATCTGCGGTTGCGGTGCAGTGTCCATTTTCGTCTAGCAATGGGCATTTACCAGAAACACTTTTACAAACACTTCGGCTTTTACAAATGCGCTTTGCTTCCTTTATGTATTCAACAGCGTCCATCAGGACCTACCTCCTCTAACCAATAATCTCTGCGGCAGACGTCGCAGTTTCTCTTATACTGCTCACAACGCTCTGTACCAAAATGGGACAATGGAAAATTTGGGCATGTGTCGATAATGCCATCTTTGTCGAGTTTGACATTTGGGAATTTTGCAAGTATACCATCGCTACGTGTTTTCCTGTGTTGAATAGGATGGTCCTTGGCCCATTGCCCAATAGAGGAAACGATGTCTTCCGATGACGTCGATAAAAGAAATGTTTTATCAAGTGGACAGGTTCCATTTTTCTTAAAATCGCAGTTGTCGCAGAAGCAATCTGTAGAGCATATACGACGCAGAGTATCTATGTATTGTTTAGCGTCCATAGTCTTCCTCCCAATACTTATCCCAGTACGCTGGCCCATGTGGCTCTTCTGACCAGTATTCGTGCTTGCAGGTGGCGCAGTCTTCGTTGTAAATATCACAAGGGTACAATCCGTTATCGTAATAATTATCTTCACAGTAATCTTCTGGGCAAAGATCCGGGTCACCATTGGCGTTAATGTGTGAATTTGGAAGGGAGCGCAGTAGACGGTCTTTGCGAGTTTCTTTGACGGGATAGTCTTTGTTGTATTGTTCAACGATTTTTATTGTGTCAAGGAGCAAAGCATCGGAACATTCGTAAAAGTCATTATTACAAAAATCGTGTATTGGGCAGCAGATGCATTGGCCGCGTTTGTCGCACATGCGCTTGGCAGTTTTTAAGAATTGTAGCGCATCCATCAGTCGTGTACCTCCTCTGTATAATACTTTCTTTCTTCTTTAAGCTCGTCCAATGTGGTAATATACTCGCAATATCCCGGAAAGATCTGGTCATCTCTGTAATACCTGCAATCGAATAAGGCATAAAACGGGCAATCCCAGCAGCCAATAGGACGCTCGTCTAATACAATCCGTGCCATCAGTGTGCCTCCTTTATCAATCTGTTGGCTATCTCGTTGATACTATCTGTAGATGTCTTGATTTTGTTATAGGCATCGGTCTTTTGCTTTTCTATGGCGGCAAGGTCGCAGGCTAGGTCATCGCGCATCATGGCGTACAGCTTTGACTGCTCTTCATATTTTTTGACCCGCTTGGCCCTTTCGCGTGCCAAGTCCTTTTCTGTTATATGCTCATCGACCAAGCTTAGTGCTCGTACAAAGTCCAGAAAGTTTAGAGAGAACCTCTTATCGCGATATTCAAAACTGTAAAAAGTAATGTAATTCTGTGGATTGATAAACTTAAAATTCTCAGGGTGCAGCTTGTACATCTTTTTAAATGTACTGTATGGAATGCGTGGGGTGTTATCGAAAACGCCATCTACCTGTTTGTGGCATTTCAGTAGGCTTACGAGCGGAAAAGTGTCGTAATATGCTGTAAGAAAGCAAAGAGTGAAACAAACAATAGTCATGCATGCGACAATCGCAAAGAAGAACATGCCATATTCCTCTTTACTCTCGGATATAAAGAGTTCGTTAGCAATACGATATTCTGTATATGTACAAGCAATGGAGTTTATATTGGTATAAATGATACACGCTGCAGACAGTATTGATGGTATTAAAAGTCCTGGCAATTTATAGATTTCATGTATCTGGTATGACGTCCGCACAAATACTATGGCTGCGACAATAAATATCAGGATATTGGTCAGTATTGTTGTCACTTTTTTAACCTCGCTTTCCAGTCTGTGCATGTGCAGTCATCGTCAACGAAATCCGCGCAGTGTGGGCTGTCGGCACCGCAGCACGCTCCGGTGAACGGTTCCCAGTGTTTGCAAGTGGAACAGATATGGTGCTCGGTGTGTCTGTCAAGAAAATTAAGGTAATCATGGACAATACCGTAGAACAGGCTCGGTTCGGTTACCTTAGACCACTCTATAGCATCATCAACGACTGATTTGTATTCTGTAGCTTCTTCAGGCCGCATAGTATCGACAAAGTTATGGGCAAATTGGCGTGTGATTTTTCTTGCGCGTGTGATGGTCATGTCAGTCACCCCAGTCGATAGGCCAGCCGCAGTTGCCACAGTATCGGTTTTCCTCCCAGTTTGTGCCGTGAATTGCCGTAAATGAGCCGCAACGACGACAACAGTCTCTACCAAAAGTGTCTTTAAACGGTTTTGCTGGCTTTGGCTCCGGAATTTTATCGGCCACATAGTCTAGCACTTCACATGCGACGAAATATGTGTCATTGTCTTTAGGGGCATCATGTCTTAGGTTTTCAGCAATGTGGTGCAGATCGCTTCGCGAGATAAAGTCAGTCATTGGCTGCGGCCTCCTTCGGCTTAGTAGCAAGAATTTCATCAATGTTAAACATTCCAATACTCGGCAACCCTTTAAATAGATAGTCTGGAAGTTCAAACTTTGAATTTTGAGTAACAGCACTAACCTTGTGGAATGTGTCGATTTTGATCATCTCGTACCCAAGTGCCTTACAGAACTCTGCTGCCTGATAGTCAAGTGCTGTATAGTGAAAGTTGAGGTTATACCAATCAGTCGGCGGGTAGGCTAAGATACCACATCCGCCACAATCATCACAATTATAAAAGATACATTTATCACAACTCTGTTGTCTGTCGCAGTGGTCGCGCAATATTTTGATGGCTCTGTTCAGTTTTTTTATATCAAGCATCATTGCCACGCTCCTCTCCTGCAATATCCTCCAGCCTGATGGCCTCGCCATATTTAAGCGCCTGGAAAGAATCTCGCGTGATTTCGTCAACGTATGGTGTACTTCCGTCATCATTGATCTTTATCACTGTGATTGCTGTGTGTCCGTCAGGCCGTATCGTTTTTGTCGCGGTAACGTATCCCATCATGATAAGAGCCTTGGCAAGGGTAATGTCAGCAGTGGTCCAGCGTTGCTCACTGAAATGTGGCCACGACGATGGAAATACGTAATTTGTCAAATAGCATGTGTGCCCGTTTTTGGCATAAAAAAGACACTGTTCGCATTTTGTCCTGTGACAATAGTCTTTGATTTTGTTCGCGGCATCGCAAATTTTCTGCTGGGTATATGTATCACTCACAGCGGCAGGTCCCCCTTGTCAAAGTCTCGCTGGATGGCGTGTCCGGTTTCAGGCGGAACAGGCCGGTAATTGTTCATGTCAGCATATCCCGGGATCATGCGCAGGCTCTGCCCCACCTCCAACATCGTCTGTTCTCGGTCTACGAAATGCCGGTCTGAAAAGTTCACGATGTCCTCGATGAAGTCTGCAATCATGTGCCTCATCTCCTTGCGGTAGTCTGCGGTGTTGCGGTTGATAAAATCAGTGTAGCGGTCAGAATCGTTCATAGCGGTATTCTCCTTGTATGTAAATAATTTAATTTTTTACCCCTACATGCGCCACTGGGCCATCGGGGTCATACTTTTCCAAGCTGTAGTTGGCGGCAATCTTGCCAAACACATCAGCAAAGCTTTCTAGCGCAGAGTCGCGGTCTTTGCCATGGGCGTCTGCGACCAGCACAATCTGCCGTATTGTGTCTGCGGTAAGCTGTGCCATTGCTAGGGTATACGGGCTATATTCTTCGTAGTTCATGCGGCGGTCTCTCCTACTTCGTCAAATAGTAAACTTGTGGTCTATGTAATCGCTCATAGCAGTCTTTAGGACTGGCGTGTCAAAAAACGCGAAGCAGTTCTTACCAGGCCGCTTTTTGTTTTGCTCAATCCGGATCAGGTAGAAGCCCCGCATCATCAGGTAGCCCGCCATGCGCGGCGAATAGATCATGATCACATCACGCTTGGCGTTGTCAGCTGCGGTGGTGGGCATAGTGGGTGTCTTGTCCATTGGTAACTCCTTAATATATATATATATAAAATGTAGATAGGTTGGCTGGCTGGCGGCGCTTAACAGAATTCCCGTGTGCTAAAACGGTATCCGTCAGCGTCTGCGTACTCGCCGTCCCAGTGCTTGTAGAGTTCACAGTCGTTGTCGCTCTCGCACCTCCAGTTCCCGGTGTACATCCCGATCTTTGGGTCAAATACCTTGGGCGTTCCATGCTTGATGACGCGCTCCTCGAACTCCGGCAAGCTGTACTTTTGTTCGTACTCGTCAAATATGGTCAGGTAGTGCATGTTGTCATGATAAAACTTGTCAAGGTCACGCACGCTGTGAATTTGCTCGTGCTCCTCAAATACAGGTTTCCACCCACAGCTGGTCTTGGCGATGTGCAGCTCCCAGCCGAGTTCCGGGATGTCAGTCACCTCGCGCTTTGATCCCATCAGGTCTGCAACGGCACGATTCTGCGTGAAAAAATAAAAATTAGTTCCCATTGGTGTCCTCCTTATAACTTGAAATATGCGTTGTGAAACTGCGAAAAGTTTTCCCGGGCGGTGTATGTTTGGACTGCCGGACTTAACTGATAGCGGCGTCAACGCACAGAGCGGCGGCATCAATCTGATCTTGCTGTAGGCCAAGGTAATGCATGGTGGTTGCCTGGCTATCATGGTGGTACTTAGCCTGCATAATCTCCATGACTTGGTTTGTTGGCAGACCGGATTCAATCAATGCCTTGTTTGCCATGTAACCGTAGGTCTTACGCATGGTATGTGTACTGATATTGCCCTGAACTCCGCAGGCTTTTGCTGCCTCTGTGAGCATACGATATACCTGAGTTTTGGTCAGGTGATTTGTCATACCACCAGCTCTTACCCACTTCTGTGTCTGAAACAATGGCCACTCTGGATCAAGTACGCCAGACTGCTGGGCACGGATCACGTTGACAAGGTCATCGATCGCCTGCGCTGCGTGCGGCGTGATAAGGTCAGTGGTGTTTTTCAGGGTTTTCTCGTTGACGACGTTGGCGTGCTTGCGGACAGCGCCGGTGGTCACATCATATACATCGCCAATTTTCAGCTTGACGATATCGCCAACACGAAGACCTAGTGTAATGCCACATATATATAAGGTATAGTTGCGCTGGCGGTTGCGGATGTTGCCATGTGTCAAGAGATAATCTCCGATAGCGTGGATGTCATCAGCGCTGCGGAGCGGATCAGCGGCTGTTGGCTTGGGGCGACCATCACTGGTGAATCTGGATGTGTCAGCATAGCAGTTATGTTTCTTGTGGGGCTTTGGGGTTGCAGGAACTGCTGGGACTACCTGATAGCCGGTTGCCTGGGCGAGGGCCTCCATGATTGGGTTAGTGCCGTCTGCGGCTTTGGCATTGACGATTGCCTTGGCGAGGGCTGTTACGAGGGCGTCCTGCGGGTTGGTGGTCGTGAGGGTGGTGTTTTGGCGTTTCATGGTGGTGTCTCCTTTGGATGATGGGTGATTTTGGTGTCTGAGTGGTTCTTTACTAGTATTATAACACTTCACACAACATATTTCAAGCGGTTAATGACAAAAAAATGCCCGATCGTCTATAAAAATGACGGTCAGTGGCTAAAATGCGGATGTTTCGGCGTGTGTGTGGTTAAATTGCTTGAAATTGAACGATAATTCGATATTTTTGAATAGAATTGATCGGAAATGAAGCATTTTGCGGCAATAAAGTGACATTATTGTCACAAAATAGCACTATATTGATGCGCCGCGAGAGTGCGGAAAACGGCGCAGGTATGCGGTTTGCTCGAAGGGGTAGTCCGATGGCTGGATAGGGGTGAGGGAGACGGAGGGGGGATGGGATGAGAGATGCACGGATGGTGAGCTGAGAGTTGGATTAGATGACTTACCTTTATAATAGCGGCGGATTTCCGCCTGGATTTTTAACCACCCCCGGGGTTTGTTGCACATTATAATCGACGGTATAACGTCAAAATATAGACCTTGCAACCTTCCACAAAAAAGTTGTATTATTCTAACCTTATACACTGCTACACTGTCAACTATATACCAGGCTGTTTTGCCGCGCTATTGTGGGCCGTAAAGCCCATATGCGGAAAACTGTACATATGTACTATATACAGTTTCGTATTCTACGCTATATAGGTATTATTATAATACATTATATAGCAAAAAATCGACTTTTTACAGCCGCAAAAACATTGACGCTACAGCGTTATATTTCAAGTTTTTTAAAATATTTTGTAAAAAAGTATTGACATGCCGGTATACCTGCGTTATACTATGGGCACAACAAAAAAAGACACGGCGACGCGCGGCGGCCATAATCCGCGCGGGATGTACGTTTTCCAATACGTTCCGTTTCCCCTCTTGCGTGAATAGAGTGTGGGTCAAAATGCCAAAAGACAAAAAATACACGGCGCTTAAAAGTTAGTAAAGCATTGCATTTCAAGTTATTGCAGTTTGGAAATATGACTTTTGAGGACACAAGAGACGACGCGCACAAGCAAAAACAGTCAACAGGTATAGAAACGGAGTAAAAAACAATTAGCACATGGGAATGTGTTCAAACCTGTTTTGCGGCGTGGTTTTTCGTCGACGCGGTATAAAGAACGGCGCTGACCGCTATATAGCTATATTCTATATAGGCCCGCGTGAACAAACCCTTTTGTTTGCATAATTTATTAGTGATAATGCAAATAGCAAATTATAAACTAACTATAGTCAAGTTGTACAAAAAAGTAGTATCCGCACGCCCCGCCTGAAATTTCAGTGGAAACGGTGGTAGAAAGTAGACCACGGTATTTTGTATAGTATGCAAAAACTGTCAATAGAACGCAGTTTTCAGCGGTAAACCGTATAATTATAAACCCGCGCAACGCTTTTGTAAAATTGTGAAACAACGTGAAATTTTGGAATACTTGACGTAGGCGCACAAAACAATAAACCGCAAAAAAAGTGTATCCGATTAGGCGCTAACTATCGCTAATTAGTCAAGCGCTGTTTTGTTATGACGGGTTAGCTAACCGATAACACACAAAAAACAACGCTATTATTGTACACTTGCGCAGCAAAAAATAAAGGGGGATAGTTTAAAACGTGACAGAATTTTATTGTAATGTGTCAATATGAGCAAATACTACATAAACACGCAAGCCTAGCAAACTTGCGTGTTACTTCATGGGCGCAAGCTGTTTGTTTACGCTCATAAAGTAGCACGCAAAAGCTACATAAACACCACAACAGCCCTAACCGGGCAACACACAAAAAAGGAAGGTATCATTATGTCTAACACTATCAACGCCGCAACTTCTCTTCTCGGTTTTCGTTCTATGCTTGAGTCCCACTATTCCCAGGGCCTAACCACTGCCGTTTCCAAAGACGAGTTCATCGCTAAGGGCCTTCAAAAGGTGAACTATGACAACTGGCGCAAGGACTGCGCAGCCCTGCTACTCGTTGTGGGCGACCACGTTGCCGCCTGCCGCAATAACACGGCGTCAGAGAAGGGTAGTCTAATCCCTCGCCCCATCTATGAAGCATATAAGAAGTGCCTGTCTTACCTCGAACTGGGCGAGTCCGAGACTCGGCTCAAAGTAGGCCGCAACGACTTTGAGACTTTACTGACCCTCGTGACCAAAACAGGCAAGGTGCGTGAAGTCTCCGAAATCACGTTCCGTAAAGAGTTTGAGCGCTTCATCTATGGCCGTCTGACCGGGGAGTGTGTCCTGACCCGTGCCGAGTACAATGCCAAGAAGGAAGCCGAACGCAAGGCAAAAGCCGAGGAACGCAAGGCAAAGAAGGCTGCCGAGAAGGAAGCCCAGGCAGCTGCTGAAACTGCCACGACTGAAACCGTTAAGACTGCCGCCTAACAAGCAAGCAATGCCCGGAGTTGGTAGGCCGGGGGAAGGAAGCATCCTACCACCATGACTAAAAAGTCAATTCCACCCGAAAAGTGTACCCATTTGAAAATGAAAGGAAGTGCCACCATGTCTAACACTTGCACTATCGACGAGCCGCTGTTCTTCATTGACGAGTATGTAGCCAATGGGGCTATCCGTTGCCATGCCTACTGGGACGCTGATGAAGCGTTCCACGACTGGGCCGACTTCAAGGCCGACAGCACTGTCCCCTATGCCGAACTATACAAGCGCGTGAACGGTATCGCCACGTTGAGCGAGGCTGTTTCTCATTGACAAGAAAGGACAATCCAAGATGAAAACCACTTCCAAACCGCGCCGCCATGCAAGGCCACGCCAAGCTCCACTCCCCTATGCCGTTTACCAAGATGAAACCGGGCTGTTCTATGTTGCCCATCACACCAGGGAACTATGCCGCGTGGCAGACAGCACCGGGGCAAAAGGCCATGCTATCCAAATTGCCGCCAGAATGAACGGCCTGACCATGACCGAACTCGTCAAAGACCGGCGGTTTAAGATTCACCTTTACCGTCCTGCCCGCATCAAAGAATACACCGGATTCACCGACACGATACAATGAAAGCCAGCCCTGGCATAAAGGCAGTTAGCAACTCTGCCGCAAGGCTGGCTTTTGCGTATGTGCAAATACTACATAAACACAATCTTATTATACCATGAGTAAAACGAAAGTCAAGAGGTATGCCTTAACAAAATGCTGAAATTTAATCTCGATTAGATCGCTCTGTTCCGTGGAGCCGGTTTGCAAAAGTATTCCGGGTTGCAAGCGGATATAGAACGAAATCACTTGAAAATGTCCCTTCATTTGTGGTAGACTAAATCCATACTACATACTACATACTACTATGGATGGAGGGGCAACCTTTGGCACAAACAAAAGAGGAACGTGAAGCCATAAAAGAAAAATCAAAAAAAAGATATAATGTCGTTTTGACATTAGAAGAAGGCGAAGCGTTTGACGGTCTATTACAAGATTACGGTTGTCAAAACGCATCACAGTTTATAAAAAAACTATGTAGTGGAGAATTGACTATAAAACAAGATTGGTAACAAACTTCACAAAAGCAAACTAAATATTATTCCAAAAGCGTCCAGTTACTTGCTGCGGCGCTATTTTTATGCCAATTTTCCATCCAAGAAAGGAAGCTCCATCATGAAACCGATTCTGAAAATCCTCGCCACCATCACCCTCGTCACCGCCAGCGTTCTCGCCACCGCCCACCTCACCTACTGCACCACCATGCAGAACATTCAGGTGGAAGTTGCCCGCGATACCGTTTACCTCGCCGTATTTGGCCAGACCGATGAATATGTGATTGGAGAGTGACGTCACGAATGCGTTTGATTCCGAATCAGCGTTGATTTTTCCATGCCGCTGTGTTTTACTAATAGCAAATGCAGCACGATTTGAAAACGAAAGGTACAGTGATTGTAATGACATACGACGAATACCTCAACGCCTGTCTCAAGTTTGCCAAGGATACCGAAAACTGGTCGTGGCTCGATAGAAGTCGCTGGTTCACAACGAACGGCGGCGGTGACTATGAGGAATCATGCGACAATGCAAACGGCGGCATCGACGTCGCCTGGGCTTATAAAATGAATCCCGATAAAGTCCGCAAGTATGCCCCGCAGGAGTTCATGGACCGCTGTGTTGAGTTCCTCGACATGGCACTAAACGACCCAAGCGCCGCAAATGATTTCGTCAAGATGGCTTACGACCTGTTTAGCTAACCACAACTGAATACACCTGTCAAGCATCCAGCGCCACACCGCGCCAGGGTGCTTTTTTATTTGCCAATACAATCAATAAATAATTCATGAAGTGAACACGAAATGAAAACGAAACTCATTATAAAAGTCCTGCTCGGCTTCATCCCCTGCGTCCTGTTCCTGGCTTTCATCAATATCACGCTGTTGGCCGCGACCTATATGCCTATCTGGGCAGCGCTGCCGCTGTTCGTTTTTGTCGTCTACATCATGTGGAAAGAGCTGAAATAAATGCCAACAGCACCGTTTAATAAGCAGATCGTCCTCTGGGGCGATTCCCGCATCACCGCAAATATCACCGAGGCCGAAGCCTTCCACACCTGGGCCGAAAACGAAGGCATTTCCCACCGCTTTGATGTGGATGTGGATAAGCTCTGGCTCACAGTCTACGCCACCAGCCCCGCACAGATCGAATCCTGCAATGACTGGTTGTCCACCCACCGCACCAGCTGCTACACCGCTTAGAAAGGAACATGAGTATGAAATTCAATACCGTTACCCAAACCCTGCTGCATGAGAATCCCAAGGCCCTGCAATTCCTGCACTATGCCTCCGGGTTTGATTTTAATTCCCCATTCCATGTCTCCAGTGGCACGGGACGATTCACTTTCAATAGGGTCATGGCCCAGGTGTCCTCCGTCATCAAAGGTCCTGTCAATGTAGCACTGTTCGTCAAAGTGAACAACCGCTATCTGCCGCAATTGTATTATGTTCCTGTGGGAAACTCCGGCTTCAAGCCTACAGAGTCCGGTCTGCGGAACACCTACTACTACAACGTAAATGAATTCAATACGCAGCGCAGCTTTGAGGAAGTCCGTAAGAATGAAACTGATCATTATTACATCGTGATCCAGTCAAAATCCTACAGCAAACCGTGGCATGAAAAGCAGTTTGATTATGCTGCCCGATATAAAATTAAACGACACACACGGGCACAGTTTGGATACAATCATGTGTGTCTTGGCTCTCTTGTCTTGACAAGAAAGAGCGACGGTGAAACGTTTTTTATTCGCACAGACAAATTCTTTTACCCGGATGAACTCGATGTCGCTGGTGAAAACGCTTTTAGTTACGTGGACAAGTCCGGCTATTATGCTATTTCATATCGCCATGAGCTACATGAGCGTCTGCGTGACTATAAAAAGAACAATGCTCGCCAGCTTGTCTTACAATCCGACTTCACGGCCACACTGCACGACCTTGATTCCAAAACGAAAGAGATCAAACAAGCACTTGTCGTCGCAGCCGATGCTATGCAGACCTATGAGGAGTGCCGCAAAGTGGAACGAACCGCCTACAACCTTGGCTGTATGTTCCACGGTGCTAATTCCATTCGCCGCAAGATCGACGAAAAGGCGTACTGGTCTTTGGACAGCATTCAGTATGACCTTGAATATTTCACCACGCACTATAAGGATGCCTTGAAAAAACTTGGGAAGGAAGCATGACCCATGACAACCGCACACAAACCCAGCAAAATGACCATCTACGACTACGAAACCCTCAAGGCCAAGAAAAACAAGACCGACCAGGATTATATGCGCCTCAACTTTTTCGAGGAAAAATTCTACAACAAATCCGGCGAGCTTGCGAATGAATTCCGTACCTCTCAGCTCCCGAAACTCCTGGAAGAATACGCCGATTATATCGAATCCCCTGACGCCGTCCGCGCCATTTATGCAAGGGTAGACAAACTCGACTACCACAAAGGTGAACTCGTCATGACTGATAAATGGCCGCATCGCAACCATACCGTCACGGTAAACGGAATCAATTTTGAATTCCACACCGGAATCGCCCTCAATTACAGCAGCGCCGAGTGTATCTTCAATACGATCGACAGCGTCCTGCATGACTGCATGGATGCCGAAAACTACACGCTCGAAGAATTTCTTGAGGAGTTCGGCTATGTCGGCACCGGCGAAACCGCGCTTAAAGGCATCGGCGCTTACCATGCCATGAAAGAAGAGCGCAAGAAAGCACTGCAAATCTGGAAGCAGGACGAAATCGCAGACTATTGTGCAAATGTCAATTTGTAAAGGAGAACCATACCATGACTTATACCGTAAAGAAACCCCTGTCCCAGTTTGAATTCTGGTCCGGCGCTAAAGAGCGTACCGACCACTTGACCATCGAACAGCTTGACCGACTGGATGACCTGCTGTCAGAGGCAATGGAATGGAACGAAACCGACAACACCCCAAGCGACACCACAATCAACGACCTGTTCTGGTTTGAGGATGATTACATTGCCCAGCTGCTCGGCTTCAAAAACTGGGAAGCCCTTGAGCGCCACAACGCCGGTGAAGATGATGACGACACCGATGAAGATGAAACTTGACCCGGTCTACCCGGAAATCGTTGCCCGCATGACCTATTTCAAGGACAAAACGAAGGACAGCTATCCTGCTTACCTCGCAAAGGTCAAAGCAAAGCATGAATATCATGACCTTTTGACCCGTGTGTCTTGGGATGTTCTGCGCTGTTGCTTTACTCCGGCACAGCTCTGCGACTGGTATGACCAGTACAACTGCAATAACACCCATATAACAACCGCTGCCCGCAAGGCATATCTTGAAGTATTCGGCAACCCTGAAAACGAGGTGATTTGAAAATGAAATGCCACCACTTGTATCTTGACCCAAGCCGCTTGCAGGAGTTCTGCGAAAAGAATCAGGTCGGCGAACAGATCGATTCCTTTGAGGGCGCACTGCTGGATGGCTTTATCGCCGAATTTCCCGGTGGTTACATCGCCTTCTATCCCCACTACCTCAACTGCTGGTCATCTGACTACTACGTCGAATATGGTTACGGCGACGCCCGCAACGTCTGGTACAACTGGAACAAATGCAAAGCCCAGTTTGAATCCGAATCCGAAACAGATGAAGCAATCTAGTACATAAGAAAGGGACTTCAAAATGAAAACCACATTCACACCATTTCACACCGACACCTTCCGCCACGACTTCCGCATCTCACCGCTGGATGACGGGGATGATTCCCCCATGAAAGACTACCGCCTGTTCCAGGCCAAGGCACACGAAGCCGATGTACTTCAGTTCTATCTGGCCGATATCATGATCGATGTTTCCATCATCACCGAGGCCGAACCGGACACACGCTTTGTCTGGATGGTCCGTGACATGGGAACACACCTTGCCGTCATCGGAAAAGAAAACTGTGAGGAATATGTAGATGCTGTCCGCAACTCGTGGGGCAATGTCAGAATGTATCTCATCCACAAGTGCAAGCTCACCGGAGACGGCCAGACCTACACCATCCAGCGTCTGACCGAAAAGAGCATCCGCCCCATTCAAATCAAGCACCAGGACAAAATCGATATGCTGAAAGCGTTGGCCCTGTATGCCCGCAACAGCATCGACTGCGTCAGAGCGAACAAAGAACTGATGAACACCGATACAAAGGAATATTTACAGGAACTCGACAAGACCCTGCAAGAGCTACCGATCCGCGATAGCAAGAAATGTGCGATTGCGTGATGAAAGGAGCCTCCACCCATGTTAAAGAAGCGATTCCTGTTCGCTTATTCCTGGATATTCGGCACCACCAAAAAGGAAGCCGAGCATGTATACCGCACCGCTGACGACGGTTATATCAAGTCTGTCATCGACAGCTTTGAGCATAACGCCGCCATTACATTCTATGAAGATTGATTCCAGAAAGGAGCAACCCATGGCACGCCGCAAGCCTATCGTATTTGTCACATACAATCGTGATAAAGACTGGTATGAAATCCAGAACCGAGACCGCGAACTCATCGTCGCCTATCCGTTCAAACGCTGTGAAGCCGACATCTCCCCTACCAATCAGTACATCCACTACGCCATCGTCACAAAGCTGGCCGAACTGCAACGTCAGGGCTACGACATCAAGTTTGACCTGTAAGCAATAAGGAGTCAATATGAATTATAATGACAGCAGCTAGACCGCACATATATTGTCATAACGATTTCATCCTATTGACAGAACCATGGTGACGCAGTACAATCATAACAACGTTCACATAACATATTTCAAGACGTGAGCGATACTTTAAGTCTTTTCCACAACACACAATTCAAGTTAATACAAAGGAGTGGTTCTTATCTTCCACTTAAAACACATCGGCGACGAAAGCGGCCACTACGAAATCTACTACGGCAATACTTTCCTCTGCTCTGCCGACACCCTCGGCGAAGCGTGGAATGAACTGCTCTCCATCCGTGACGAATTAGTTTAGTCAGTCATAACCGTTCCGGGATATTGCCGGGCGCTCTGGTTTCTTCCTTTCTTGCCGGTTCGTCCGACCACCGGGCATGGTTTGTGGTGATTCCATGTCCATCTGGTCATTATCTTCCTTTCTCCGGCGCTCTGGGTCATCCGCTCAGAGCGTCCGGCAATGTCCCGGAACCCATTTTGAAATGAGGGTACATACCATGAAAACCTATTCTGAGTCCGATATCAAAGCAGCCATTGACGATATGATTCGCAACAACGAAGATAACATCCAATACAGCACAGGCGGTTACGACCGCGGCTATGCCGAGGGCTTGCATGACGGTCTGGTTGATGTCCTTAACCGCTTTAACATCGACAACGATTATGAATATTACGATTGATTGAAAGGAGACCCTAAGGAGGACTGACAATGAAAACGATGACTTACACCCTCGCCTTTATCGACGGCAAGGTTTGCTATGAGTGTTTGCCCGATACGAAGGGCGCTTTCCTTTTCCATGGAGGCTGGTTCTACCCCTTCTGCTCCGAGGACGAATTCTTTCAGAACAACACGAAAGGAGTCTCCGCATGAAACAGTTTGCACTCGGCACACTCGTAACCACACGGGGTGTGCATGACGAAATGACACGGGACAGCCAGTTTGCAGAGTTCGTTCTCACCTGCATTGCCCGCCACAAAACCTGTGACTGGGGCGACCTTTGTAACAGTGATAAGCGTCAGAATGATGAAGCTGTCCGCACCGGCGATGACCGTATCTTTTCCGCTTACGAACCGGCCGACCATCCCGACTGGCACATCTGGATCATCACAGAATGGGATCGCTCTGTAACCACGGTCCTCTTCCCGGACGAATACTGACATTCAATCAAGAAAGGAAATGATTTCAAATGACTACTGCTCTTACACTCGCCACCCAGAAGCCCTTCGGCAGCCTGACCTGCGACTTTTACAAGAATGATTCCGGTGAGTTCTATATTACTCGCGCTCAGATCGGTCAGGCATTGGAATATAAAACTCCCGGAGACTCTATTCAGCGTATTCACGAAAGAAATGCAGATAGATTGAATCCACTTTCAGTGACCGTCAAATTGACGGGTACTGACGGCAAACTGTATGACACTTACGTTTATACTCTCCGTGGTGCTATGGAAATCTGCCGTTTCTCCCGCCAGCCCAAGGCCGACAAGTTCATGGACTTCGTCTGGGATGTAATGGAGTCTCTGTACGCCGGGCGCAATGTCCTTGCCACGCCTGACCAGCAGACCGCCCTTGCCCCGCAGACCATGCAGCTTATGATGGATTCGATTTTGAAATCGCAGTCCGTGATGGCCCAGTATATCAACAGCACCTCCTCCAACATGACCAAGCTGACCGAGACGATTGCCGCTCTTGCCAACCACGTTCTCACAATGCAGACCCAGCCCGTCGCCGTCTCCGCCCCGGTGGAACTCAAAACGAATCCCACTGCACAGGCTGATATGATTCCCGAAACCACCCGTAAGCCCGCCTCTACTCCCCAGCCGAAGCCCGTTAAGCACCACGGCATCACCAGTACATGGCGGCGCAATGTCTATGACACGGTTGATAAGATCAGAACGAATCAGCCCGACAAATACCAGAAGAACACCACCGTCCTCAACGCTATCTATGAAAAGATGCGCACGGACTACGGCTTTGTCATCGACCAGGAAAAGCGCGAATACATCCGCCGCCATCCCCGTCAGACCAGCCCGGCTGTCATCACCATCATTGAGGATAACACCACCTGGAGCGAAATCTTTGACAGCATTCTCAACGACATCTACAACAGCTCCATCGTGAACTGTGTCCGCAAGAACGACACCGCAAACGAACCGGGCGTTGTCGTCAAGAATGGTCTTGTCGAGTTCAAAGCCCCGCACCCCAAGGATGATTCCGTTGTCGATAACAGCGCTGCCATCCTGGATGCTGTCAACCGTCTGGCCGAAGCCAAGGGCGATAAGTCTCCCAAACACGCCGTCGTCTACCGCATGATTTTCTCCCGCATGACCTTCGATTGGAAGAAGAGCAAGGAAAAATATCGTGAAAAGTTCGGCATCTACCCGCTCAACAAAACCGAGATGGTTCGCCGCTCCGATGTGATTTGCCGCCAGTTTGTAGAAGCCGCAGACACTCTCATCAAAAGAATGGAGAATGAGAAATGAAAACCAAAACGGAAACGATTTTAAAATATCTGCCGCTTGACCCATCTACAATTATGCTGGACGGCTTTTATCTCGCTGATTGGATGCATGACATTAAAGAACTGCGTGCAGTCGAGCAGACCCGCAAGCAGGCTGCAGAACTTAAAGCTGCCGAAACACGTCTCAATAGTCTGCTTTCTGCTGACAAAAAGACTGAACTGGAGCTGGATAAATTTGCAGCTCTGCTGGATGATTAAGGAGGTATTTATGAAAAAATATACGGCAAAAGAGCTTATCGCAGAAGGTTATAAACTCGACAACGCTCTTATCACAAATGTTTCACTGTCATCCGGCGACTACTGCTGTCTGACACTTGATATTACGCTGAATGGTGACGCCTGGGGCTGCGTATACGGCGGTTATTGTCTTGGCAATATCTACCCTGACAGTTACGACAAGGACTCTTATGAAGGATCTGCGGCTGGCATGGAAGTCATTATGCGTATCATGGATATCGTAGGTGTGTCACGTCTGGAGGACATGGAGGGTAAGTACGTCCGCGTTGCTACTAAAAAATGGGGCGATACCGTTAAAATCATCGGAAACATCATTAAAGACCGCTGGTTTGATTATCAGAGTTTTTACGCCGATAAAAAGGAGGAATCCAAGTGAATTATTATATAGCAGACCTGCACTTTTCCCATCAGAACATTATCCAGAGTATGACGAAATCATGCAGGAAACAAACTCCGTTGAGTCAGGCTACTACCTACACAACCTACTGCGGCGGCTGGCTTTCCGGTGCCAAGGCCGCGATCGATGCTATCCTGGATGATTCCAGTATCGGTCTTATGGTCTATAACGCCATTCAGGAACAGCTCCGAGCCGAGGATGTCAAGGAACATCTCGTCAGCTTCTATTCTTATGAATTCGGTCTGAAAGATGAAGAGGTTGAGAAAAAGCTGGAAACAGCTGCCCAGGATGGAACCATCGACGCCATTACAAGCTATTTCCTCGATCACTATAACGCTGATATTCCCGAGTATGATCAGATTGATACCGCTATAGAAAACTACTTTGCTGACAAGGAGGTGTGACCTATGTCTACATTGACATTGAGAGAAACCCGCATCGTTGAAACCAACCTCAACGGCATTTATGTCACGGACGGCGAACGTCTGTTCTTCATGACCGCAGAACAGGACAATATGCCCATCAATCCACGCGAAGATTTCAACAACTGCACCATCTGCTATGTCCGCAACCGCTATCTTGGCAGCTCCAAGTATGATAACGATATGGATTTTGCCGACAGTGACGACCTCAATGATTACCTTGCCGGACTTAAAGACCGCGGAACTGAATTTGTTTCCGTTCCGCTTTACGCCTATGTTCACAGCGGCATTACGATCAGCACCGGGTCTTTTGATGATCCATGGGACAGCGGCTGCTTTGGCGTCGCCATTTGTACCAAAGAACAGGTCGTTGAGGCTTTTGGCAATGACACTGATTGGCAGCAGCACGCCGAGGATATCATCGAAGGCGAAATTG